TAACGATTTCACTCGCTGCTAGAACGTCCAGCATGAATTTATCTACTTCGGGTTCGGGACCAGAGCCTTGATATTGTTGCCTCAGTTCGACCCAGTAATCGCTCTCTGCGTCTCCAGAGATTCCTGGCATAATCCAGGTCTTCTCTCCATCTGGGACTTTCGAGGTTCTCTTGTTATCGTAACTGTTACCATAGTCATCAGTCCCTTCGCTGCCAGTACCCCCGCCAACATTTTCGTAGACGGTAGCGTTTAACTTATGACCATGCAGCGTGACGTCTGAATATATCCTAAGTGCCATTTATACTACCTCTGGAGGATTTCCATACTCTTTAACGATGTCCCACGAACATGAATCTTTGTTGTTTTCCCCGTGATTGCAGACATGGTAACGTATAATATACCAGTCTACATAGTCTCGGAGAGCATTTTCAAGGCCCGCTATTAGAGAGACTTCATTGTCTTCTGAATCGAAGCGCTTAGTCATAACAAAATATTCTACTGGGTCTAAAGACGTTTCTCCCATTTTCTTGAAGGATGTAGAACGTTCTTCTAAGACCTCTGAATGTCCTCCCGCCCACGTTTTAATCTTGTTATTTAGTGCATCCTCTGCTTCCTCTGGGACGTTTGAACATCGGAATCTAATCATGTGAGACTTCATAATTCTATTGTGTGGGGCATATCTCCACTTTCCTTTTCTTTCGTCCACTCTTTACATGGAGATTCAAGAGTACATTCATTATTTTGACAAAGATGATAACCTATTTTATAATTGTCTATGTCTTGTAAAACCTCATTGATTAACAGATGTAGAATTTCGTCTTTGTTTTCAAATTCATTGAATAAAAACATTCCTTCTACGACGTTTGGATTGTATGTGACGTCTTCAGACCTACCGTATCGAAAATCCTCGTTCCTATCACTAACGGTGAGAAACCGTGAAAGAATATGGTTATTCATCCGAGCAGAAAGACTATGCTCTTCAGAGGAGGATGACCTTACATAAGATATTACCTTGAAGGCGTGCATCTACCTATGCTTATCGCTAGTAAAAAATAAACGTTTGGAGAAAATTAAGGACGCCTATTCGTCGACCTTCCAGCCGTACTCGGATGCTCCTTCTCGACTTCCCGTGATTTCAGGGAAGCCCATAAGAGCAACACCGCGGTCGTCGAATGTGCGACTAATCTTCTTAAAGTAGTAACAATTCGGGCACTTGAGGTGAATTGTAAGAAGGGGATTAATCTTCTCTGCAAGTTCGTCGCGCTCCATATGGTTAATGGAGGCCACGCCAGACTCCTCCTCAATTTGACGTAGACGTTCTGCCATCCCTTTGAAGTCTACCTGCAGACGGTGAATCTGCATATATCGGTCTGTACAGGAATCGCAGTAGAGGTCTTCGTTATATCCGTCATCTACCTGTCCGATAGGAACGCCGCAGGCCCACTTTTCATCACACTCCGAGCATTCCAGATGAATGTCGTCGTGGAGATAACCTACAGCAGAAAGCTGATGCTTTACCTTGGAATCACCCGTAGGCTCTGCTCCACAATACGGACAAGTGGTGTTCGAGGGAATACGCTGCTCCGATAGAGATGGAGCTTCTTCCTCGTCATCGCCCTCGTGGGTTTCTCGGTCGTCTTGGTCAATCTTCCCGGTCGCTTCCATTGCTTCTGCGTTTTCAAATACTCCCATTATTGCTCCTTTGAATTCGTTGTCCCTTTAGTTCAGGGACAGACCGGCGCCTGACAGAGTGAAGCTGTCAATACCACTAAGGTTGTACTCCTGGTCGAGATTGCCCGTGAAGAGCAGGTGGTCCGAAGCAGACGTGTCTCCCTTGTCGTTTGCTTGGAAGTTGATAATGACGAAATAAGCGTCTACTGCCTCGGTACTATCAGACGTGTCGAATGTAACGTCTGAAATGACCGCCTGCCAGTTGTTATTTGCGTTATCCTCTACTGTGAAGTCTGTCGTGCCGAACGAAACCGTCTGCCGAGAATAGGAAGTCCCGGTTGGTTCGTTCGCCAAGTCAGCTACGTCTTCGCTGTCTGTGAGTGCTGCAGTGGAATCGCTAAAAAGCCCAATAGTTAACGATGCAGGCTTAGCGAGGTCCTCCGTGAAGAAATCACGAAGCATTGCTTCCTCACCAGTGTCGTGAAGATGTGTACCCATATTACTACCTCTGCTTCCTCTTAGTAATGGTCACTATATAATTGTTTGGACATACGGCGTTAGGACTTAGCGAAACGCCCTGTAAAGGATTGGAGGGTCGTCATAATTATTCTCCCACTCGAGCGTGAATCCATCAGAGTCGAAGGACTGAATCGTCGCGCTGACTCTCCCATCAACATTTTCTCCGTGGAAGGAGAGGTAGGGAATATAGATGACATATCCATCGTATACAAAGGACCGATGGGCGTTTGAGTCATCAGAGTTCATAGACAGTGAGCTGACAAGCTGCTCCGAGTTCGCAGAGCCAGTTGCCATCCCAAACCCGAGCCCCATAGCATTAGCTCCACTCCCCGTGTTAGCACCGCTATCATAGGCAGCTCCAAACGAGCCTTGATGTACGTTTGCCATGAACTCGACGTACTGGGGTTCAAATCCTGTTGTTATAGATTCTGTATACGGAGCAGAATTAGCAGTGTTTGGTTGGACATATCCAATATCTACTTCTAACTCCTCGAAGTCTGTTCCCCTTGTAAGAGGATGACTGGACAGTTCTCCAGCTGGACCTCCCTGTACATCCTGAGGGATTTCTTCGCTGGCAGCGTCGTATATTACAACCGTTCCATCTTCCAAATCATTGTTGTCTATATCGTAGGCTGTGAGGTCCGAGAGAGGAGCATCCGTTAATGCACTTAAGGTTCTCCCGTCAAGGTCATCAAGATTCTTTTCTGAAAGGTCCGATAGGCTCGCATTCGTACCTCGGATGTAACCATTTTCATCTATATCATAATGGTATATTCCTTTTGGGTCTGAATCTGCTCCGTTGATGTAAATTACGTTTCCTATCGTTTGGGGAGCAGCATTGGGGTCGTCGAACGTAGCAGTTCCAGACTGCGGAGGTTCTCCTCGACTTATCTGTTGTATGCTGTCATTTACTTGTTGAGACCTGGAATTATCCGTTACTTCTCGGTTGCTAAACTTGACTTCGTATCTTTCTCCTTTTCTATCTGTTACTTCTCTTACTTCTACACAACGAATATTAATATCTATATTTTCTGCATCGTAGATTATATGAAACTTGTCTCCTACGGCTATATCTACATTACGAACCGTAGCATTTATTGTTATTTTCTGTTCATCCATCTCCCGGAGATATGTTTTACCTTGGGATTCTAAGGTGACAGGGCTACTAATCGCTTTATTCGTAATGGTTTTCCAAATTTTTCTGTCTCCTTCTTCGTAGGATTCAGAGACAACGTCAATGGATATTTGTTGCGGTCCTTTTCCAGAACCAAGCATACGTAGATGAGTGGCTTTCTCTTCTCCTCCAGTTCTCTCTATATCTACTTGGGTAAGGTTCTGGTTCGCCGGAGATAGCACTGTAGTTTTGGTTGACCCTTGCTCGTTAATGTAATCTACGGTTTTATCCGGGTTATAGCGAACCTCTCCTCCAGTTATATTTCTGACTACTCGAATCATATTTGCTGGACTCGAGTAATTGAAGGAATAATTTACATTCTGTAGAGTTTCTATATTTCCTACTGTGAGTTGGTCAACTCTGGAAATGGCATCCTCTACAATCGTTGAGTCTGCTCTTGAAAATGCTTCTGCGGCACCTGTGGGTTCAGCGTCTCTTGCATATCTCTCGAAAGAGTCAGCTACGATTTCTACGATGCTCCCTCCCCTCTTGACGTCTCTGACTAACCCTCCGAATCTATCGGTATTATTCTTGATGATGTAGATTTCATCTTCCCCTTCCTGCGGGTCAACGCTGTTAACATCGTCTCGGGGAACGGTTATTGTAGCAATGTCCTGTTTGTTCAGGTCTTGCATAATCTCACTCTTAATGTGAGTAAGAGTTTCTATATCTCCATTTGCCTTTTCTACGCGAACGTCTGCCATTACTTACTCACCTCTCTGCTCGTGTCATATTTATCCATGGCCTTTCTATTCTCCCTACTGAGAGTCTTACCATCAACGTTGAGGTTAACGTCTCCTCTATCACGCTGCATTTCGCTTATCATATCTTCGAGTAACGTCTCTAATCTCTGCGTATCTGTCTCTCCGCCACCGTTATCATTTCCGCGAGTAGCGTTAGTGATGACAGATTGTAGCTTGCGAGCAACTACTTCTCCAATCGTCGTCCCGATTCCTTCGCTATCCACATTGACTGTGACGTCGGGGGCAGACGAGCTAACGAAGTCTTCGAGCTTACTTAGAGGCATCACAGCCTCGGACTCCTTACCCTCACCGACCATGGAGAGAGTAGGACCAGTTACGACTCCTCCTTCCTCAAGCATCTTCGGGTTCGGAAGGTGCTTTAGAGCCATTCCTTCGGCATCACTGGAACTGTATACGTTCTCTCCAGCAGCGGTGTTAAGCATGGATGCCATATTGGAGAGAGGCATCACAGCCTCTGTCTCTCCTCCTTCTCCAACGACTGCCGGAGTTGGGTTACTCACGATACCCCCGGTAGCCAGCCCGAGCCAATTCTTCATCTTACTGAGGCTTATGTTCGGAAGGTCGAAGTTCTGGAAATCACTGATGATTCCATTAAGCGCGCCACTTGGGTCAGGAAGGTCTATATCCAGCTGACTCGCAACCCAATCGATAGCGTCTTTGGCGGCTTGTCCCGAAGAACTAATCCAACCGGATACGTCATTTAGCGTTCCTTGGACAGAGCTTCCTGCAGAACTAATCCAGGAACTTATACTACTAAGAGTATCTCTGACAGCTCCTCCCTTGTTTGTAAACCACGTGGATATATCGCTAAGGATATCTCTGACAGCTCCTCCCTTGTTTGTAAACCACGTCTTAATGTCTATCAAGACATTCTTCACGGCCCGTCCTTGAGTATCGAACCACGTCTTAATGTCTATCAAGACATTCTTCACGGCCCGTCCTTTAGCGTTTACCCAGTCAGAGACTGTTTGGAGTGTATCTCTTACAACTCGACCCTTCGCATGAACCCAGTCAGATACGTTCTGAAGGGTTTGGCGTACCGCTCTTCCTTTGGCAGCGAACCAGTCAGAGATGTTTTGGAGCATCTGACGTACATCCTGGCCCTTTGAACGGAACCAACCGGCAATATCTCCAAGGACTTCCTTAACGTCTTGACCCTTGTTTTCGATATAGTCGATGAAGTCATCTACCGCTCCTCTCCAATCAGCGGCGGATTCTGCGATGCCGTCTACCCAGTCTTCAATGCCGCTGATTACATCCTTGGTTCCTTTACCGAGGTCTTTACCGAACTTTCCAATATCCTTTCCAATGTTTCCAAGGGCTGGACCGAAGGTTTCTCCGAGGAACCCGCCAAGTTTACGGCCGAGCCAATCCCCGATGAGGCCACCTGCTACAGCACCAATGGTTGTTCCAATAACGGGAGCAATCAAGCTACCGAGAGCGCCCCCGATAGTAGCTCCAGCTGTTCCTCCAGCCGCACCTCCTGCTACGGAACCGAGCTTCTTACCGGATTCGGCGTCGTTCTTAGTCTTGCCCTGCATAACATCCTTCGCCGCCAGCGCTCCCTCAGCGCCGTAAAGCAGAGTGCCAAGACCAGGGACCTTCTTGCCTAATCCTTTAGCCAGACCCTTTGCTTTGCCTAAGCCAGGAATCTTCTTGGCAATGCCACCGAGCGCCCCACCCTTTCCTCCGAGGCTTGGCATCCCAGGAACCATGTCAGCAATCTTACTGCCGAATCTCTTTAGTTTTTGAGATAGGTCTACGACCGTATCTCTTAGACCTCCTAATTTCTCTATGAGGTCTTCAGCTGCTTTGTAACCTCCTTTGGCGCCTTTCGCTGCTCCCTTAGCACCACCTGCGGCACCTCCAAAGGCAGCTCCGCCACCGGGCATACCAAGGAATACTCCGAGACCTCCGCCCTTCATTGCTCCTTTCAGAGCACCTTTTAGGAGACCCCCGATTCCTCCTTTGAGTGTCATGCCTCCTTTGAGCGCTCCCTTCGCCATCCCTTTGGCTCCGAAGGCTCCTTTCGAGCTTTCTGCGAGCTTTCCAAACAAACCACCGCCTCCCGGCAGGGAGGGGAGTTTCGGCATCTTCGGAGTCAGTTTGGAGAAGGGATTAATCTTGTTCGGGATGGCGTCCTTAATCTTTGTGACTATGGGAGATACACTGACCTTGGGAATCTTATTTGCGAGTGACTTCCCGAACTTAGATACCTTGCCTAATTTCCCTTTGATTATGGAACCAAGGTTCTTAATCTTGCTGATTTTTCCACTGATGATGGATTTGAGGTTTAGCTTGCTCGGAAGAGCAGATTCAAAAGCGTTGACTACTCCGGCAAGACTGAGGTTGTCATCTATCCATTGGCCTAAGTCAAAGCCTCCGAGTAGATTTCCGAGCGAGAAGTCTGGGAGCGAGAGTTTAATATCTCCGAGTCCAAGACCTCCGAGTGAATCACTGAGAGCTGTAGCAATATCTCCTGGGAGGTCTGCGAGATCCTTGAAGAAGTCTTCTAAGAACTTCCCCTTGGTAAAGTATTTCCAGACCCCGTGGAGGAAAACATACATCAGCTTGAAGATGTCTGCGAGAGGACTAAATGGCCTGAAGAAGATTGCCATAGCAGTCTTGAACAGGTCGATAAGGCCTTCTATCTTTTCACCTCCAATAGAAAGCCCTCCTTTAGCAGCGTCCATAATGGTATCCCAACTCGGGAAGGGTGGGATTAGACCCGGTGACTGTTGAAGCCATCCTCCAACCGAATCAACGAAGGATGGAATAACCGGTCCTACCCAACCGGGCCAAAGCCCTTTGAGATATCCAAAGACACCCTTCACTCCATCTGCTATACCTCCAAGGATTGTATCAATTCCCTCTCCGATTATTTTACCGATGCCAGCGCCAAGGACAGCGCCTCCGAGAGCACCGGCTAAGGCACCCACAACTGTACCCATACCGGGGATTGCGGAACCTGCAGCCGCTCCAAGCATGGCCCCCTTATACATTCCCATTAGAGCGCCCGCGACCATGCCAGTCGCCTCTCCCATGGACTTGAGCGGGTCTGTTACCTGTCTAAATCCGGTCCCGAGGTCTCCAAGATAGTCTAATATTTCTCCTGCCTGCTGGCCTGCTCGACCGAAGAATGTCGCTCCAAGTGAACCTCCGAGTACACCACCGATAGCAGAACCTATTGGTCCAGCGATAGCAAATCCAATAGCAGCACCGACGCTTGCTCCTGAAAGACCGCCGATGAATGTACTGAGGATTCCGAATATCTTTTCAAGTATGGAAAGGTTGCCCCAGTTCATATTCACGAGGCCTTCGAAGAACCCTTTGGTGAATTCTATAAGCATTGCCCCGAGAGCCATTAGACCTTTGCCTACCCCGCCGATTAGCCACGGGACCATATCGTAGGCAACTCCTTTAATCAGTTTTCCTACTAACTGACCGCCTTCTCTTGCAGCGTATGTGAGGGCAGAATATAGTCCTTGGCTACTGTATACCTTGTTGAAGTCTACACCTAACTGGAGAAGCGACTCCATCGCAGGGTATAACATCTTACCAAGGAAGTTTCCGAATGGACGGAAGAATAGTCCCATCGCAACGCTGAACATATTGAGAACTCCGTCAAGCAGAGGACTGGAATTAGCGAGAGTCCCCATTGTATCCTTGATGGACATAAGAGCGTCCAGTGCAAGGCCACCGAGGAACAGAACGCGAGCACCTTTACCCAGCGCTCCGGCTAACCCGCCACTGCCTTCTTGTTCTCCTTCTGCAGCTTTCCTAGTGCCTTCGTTGACTCCTTCTTCAGTAATCTCTTCTGGTGCGGGACCTGCTCCCAGACGTCCGAGCATTTTCCCACCTTTCCCTGCGAGAGAATCCGGGATGAAATCCATAAAGGACTCCATCATACCGGCTTTAGGTCCGAGGAATCCTTCAGCCATGTCGCCCACAAAGCCGTCTCCAGCCATGTCCTTTAGGGCTTCTTCGGCTGCTCCTCGCTCGTTATCCTCCTCTTCCTTGGATGAAGATTCTCCAGAGCCTCCTTCCTCTCCCAACATCTGGGCTCCAATCATGCCCATTAGACCCAGACCGGAGGCTCCTCCTCCCATGTCAACGTCCTTGATGTTAATGCTCTGGTCCCCGAGCATTTCATTAAGACGGTCCTGGAGACTATCCATATCTTTGTCCAGAGCAGACATTCCAATGCCTGCTGCGATGTTCAGGTCTTCCAGTTCATCCTCAAAGATTCCCTTGAGTTTACCCGCTTCCTTCTTCGCAGTACGGGTGTCCGTCTCTGGCTTAATCTTCGCTGTAAGACCTATTTCCTGGACCATCTGCGGTTAATAGAAAATTGTAATTGACCTTATTAATACGTTTGGAATGTAAAAAATGGGGTGTAGGTTTACGATTGACCGTCCGTTGCCCCGACCACGAATTCCAAAGAGTAAAGCATACGCGAGGGAGACCCGGCTTCAAAGGTAGTTGAGAAATTGGAGAGTTGTCCATAGAACCTTCTGTCCGTCATAGACTCTCCGTAAATCATATCCAGGTTATTACCGAGCCAATAATTGACAACGTCGGTTGAAAATTCCTTTAGAGGCTCGTTGGATTGATTTCCTTCCAGCTCTGAATCCGAGACGTCCTTGAATAAATCCGACTGATTATCGAAGAAATCGTTTGCTGTAACTGCTCCTTCGACTGCGATTTTAGCTTGGATTCCCTCAGTAGGTATACTCAAGGTATTCCCAGAGCCACCGTATGCAATATTGTACCTCTCCATTCCAATAGAGCGTTCTACTCTCTTACTTATTACATTTCCTAAAATAAATCTGTTGTATTTTGCCAGATTCTTTTGTTCGGGGTCGTTTTTATCAGAGAGTTTGATTTCATCAATCGGGAAGAAATCACTACGTCCAACATTCGCCCACTCATTTTGTATGTAAGCGTCTCTGTTAGAAGGGTCTTCCGTGACGCCCTCGGACTTGAATCCTTCTATCGTATAGGAAATCTGGCGGGGAGCAGCTTCTTCATATTCCCAATCAACGCTTTCTACAATAAAACCACTCCCAAGCACATCTTCATCTTCATCAAAAGCAACGTCTTCTGTAAGCGGATTTATTGCGTCATATTCTGTTCTTCCCCTCATGGAATCAGTCAAGACATAACCGATTCCCGGGTTAGGAACGCAAAGGCTTTCTAATTCTATAATGTAATCTGCAAGGGCATCCTGTTTGGTATAGATGGTGGGACTTCTATTTACGTTGTACTCTTTCCCTTGCCTATCTTGGAGGACGCGATTGCTCGTCGCTATGCCCGTAAAACTAATGTCTTCTCCGGCAAAGAATCCCGTTAAAAATGCTTCATCTGAGCCGAAGAAAGGAATTGGTTGAACGTTGAGTTCTGCAGACCCCTCGGAACGAGATTCTTGGCCCGCGTACACAGGGAACCCTTCTCCCCAACTCGTATCAGTGCTCTTCAACGGGCCATAGATGTAAACCTTAGGGTCCAAGTTAGCCATTTAGAATGCCTCGTTTAAGACCTCTGCAATGGCTGCCATCATAACTTCCTTGTCTCGTTCTACCATAGTTTCCATGTTTTCTAAGTACGCATAAACGTTGCGAAAGGCAACTTCGTCGGGGTCTAACCCTCTGTAGATAAGCTCCGCACTTATCTTCCGGAGTTGCTCTTCATTCTCTCCCGCAGTGATGAGTTTCCCATGTCCGTGTCGCCCACGGTGTTAAGAGCGTTAACTCGCTCGAAGAGATACTCGCCAATAGCCGTCGGATACTCTGCTGGGTCATCAGGTGCCTCTGGCGGAGTGGACGCAATAGACCGTCGGAGGACTTCAATCTGATAGAATCCCTGTTTGGGAGCACCAGTCATGTTCTGACTCTGAACGTCGACCTCGAACGACTGTTCCATGACGTCGTCGCTAATTTGCTGTACCTGACCGAAGGTAAGCTCCTGTAGCTGGAATTCTGCTCCTTCCCAATCCTGGATTGCTCTCTTGAGTGTCTTTGCTTCCCCGGAAATCTCTACCCTTTCAGATTCAAGCTCATCGAACTCATCTTCAAGGCTGGCAGGAATAGAATCCCCACCTTCCTCATAGTCCTGAGCCTCTGAAACAATCTCCTCCTGACGCTCGGAGATTTCGGGCAGTCTTTCGTTCTCAACTTCTTCAACGCGCTCCTGTAGATTTACCGTCTTCGTAACCATTGCTTTAAAGTGTTGTTAGTCGTTTATAGTGCTGAATCGTTACTGTGCTCTACTACTGCGGTGCACCGTGTAACGAGTCGGTCGATGTCGCCTTCGATGTCTGCTGTCGGGTCACCTATGTTGTTTCTGCTGTAGGTGTCAAGGAATGTACCCGCCATAGTGAACGTGAGTGCGTTCTTATCGCTCCCAGAAGCCCCATTATCGAACTCAAGTTTTGCCTTAACAGCAGCATCGTCCATATTGGGGTCATCCGGAGTCGTGGATGAGGACGAGCCATACATTCTCTGAACGTCAGACGCAGCATCGTCTGAATTGTTCCGAACGATGTCGCTGTAAGACAGAGACGGTTCGAGAGCCTTCGGGCTGAAGTCGACGCCGAGCCGTGTTCCAAGCTCGTAAATCATATCGACGTTGCCTTCGAGAGTTAGGGAAGCGTCCTGGACGCGGAGGCGCTTCGTTACGTCGCCGTCTCCATTCTGGTCAACGTAAAGATTTGCCTCACCGAAGTGCATCGGACGCTCTGGGTTCGATGGCTGGGTGTACGTAGTGAAGGGAGGCGAGGACTCTGCTTCAACATCTGCTTCAACATCCTTGATAAGTTCCTCATCAGCATATGCTCCACTGAGGGACACAGATACCGTGTCCTCTACACCGACGCTGATTTCAGCGGATGTAGCAACACATCCCTTGTAAAGTCGGTGATTCTTTGTCCCATCAGGGAATTCAGTCTGCTGGATAAGAACCATCGACGCCGGGAACTTACCATCGTACGTGTAAGTGTACGGAGCGCTCGTCTCTTCTCCGGATGTTGCATCCCCGTAAACGGCCTTAATCCACCACGGGTTTGTGAGCGTGAAATCCACAGACCAAGAGCCTGCGAACTGCTGCTCGATAATATATTCTGCCTGTCTGTTCATCGGGTTGAACTGGCGTACAGCGTTGTTGGAACCTTCGTTGGTTCCCATTGTGACGTTAGACCCGAAGGTCTTATTCGTACTATCTGTAATTTCGCTATAGTCGCCGGGGGTTGTAGAATCCTGCATTAGGAAACTATCTTCCCAGCGGTATACTAAGCCAGTGTCTTTTCCTGTAAGTGCCATGTATCTTAGTTACCTTTTAGTTGTCTTCATCGTTGGAGCTTTCGGACTCTGACGAATCCTCAAAGCCTTCGTCGTCATCTCCCGTAATCTCCGTATCTTCAAGCATTGCATTGACTTCTCGTCCTACCACGCTCTTATTGCGAGACCACCACTCGTTGAGGTCTGCAACGCTAGCGCGAGGAACATGAGAGTCAAGAAGCTCACTAAGCTCGTCTCGGTTGCGTTGAATCCACGCCGGGCGGACCTCTTCGGCGTCGATTGCGTTTCTCAGTCTTCTTGCGTCCATTTGGAAACGTCTGTCTAAATTGTGTTCCTCGACATATTTAAAATGTACCTACTAATTAAACGTTTTCATTAGCAGTCGTTTCCGACATTAATATTACTGGCAATCTGAACCATCCTCAGTTCCCACTGACCTCTCCAGATACCAGCGCCCGTTTGGGATTGTAAGTCATCGAAGGTTGATGCAATTAGCATATCCCACTCCTGGAATCCCTTACGGTGAACGTCCATTATGCGTTTTGTCTCTCCAGCGAGACCTCCATATGACTCTCCAACATTTCCTTCGTTGGTGCCATCGCTCTGTCTTTCTCCCAGTAGACGTTCACGACTATGGGAAGTATATATGTCCAGAGCAACAATCGTTTCAATCCTCTCCTCAGTCCAACCAAGAGAACGGGGTTCGATTACGGGCTTTCCTCCATCAATAACGAAGATGTAGTCCCCGTCTTGGAGGTTCACACGACGTCTATCGGTATCCTTCTCTCTCAGGATATAGGGTTGAGGAACATCGTTGATGCGACCATCAACGGCATCTGCTTCACTCTCCCAATTATCTTCGAGCAGTTGTTCTACCGCTTGAATTGCTGTCATGTATTATCTCCAATTACTCTTGAATTCTCTCCACATTTGACCTATGGTTAACATGCGAGCCTTGTGCATGAATCGTAGGGCAGGAATGCGTAGAGGACCATCGTCCCTCCAATACTTTCCTGGAACCGTCTGATTTACTTTCCTGATATTCTCATCGGACCAGGAAAACGCATAATCAGACGTATTCATAGTAGTCAAGGACGCTGTTAATGCTCCGTATTCGTGGAATGGAGCTGCCGGGTGAGCAACGTGGAACTTGTACTCGTCTCCATCTCGGTATGTATCCGTGACTTCATCTAACAAAGGCTGGAGTTTTTCGTTGTCAGTACGCTTCATCAGCCTAAGTACACGTTCCGTGTTTTCTTTGTACATCTCAATTCCAACTTCTCCGACGAATTCTTCTTCGTCTTTGAATCCATCGAGGATTTCCGCTTCTACATCCTCTTCAAAATCCAGATGTGCCAAAGGTTTTCACCTCGTTGCGTCTATCTAAGATTTGTTCTGCTTCCTCTCGGAAGGCATCGGCAGAGCCGGATGGTTTTGGAGCGCCATCATTTCCAGGGACCGTCATACCGTATTGGTCGCTCCGGAGCAGGTCTGCTGCTACTAACTTAGCACAGGCTTGCTTAATGTCGTGGGGGATAGAGTTTTCATCATTGTCCCAGTTGCCGTGACCATAGGTATACGAGACCTTGATACCCTTCGTTCGTGGGAATACAAGACGTCGGTAGATGTAGAGAATACCATTAGGGCCATCAACCCAGTAATCTCCATCTCGTCCCTGCTGGAACGATGGCTGGGACACCAGGTTTTGATAACCGCTCCCTCGCCAGATTTCGATGGCGTCGTCGGTATAATCTACCTCTGTCTTGTATCCCGGGTCTCCTTCACTTAGACCGTTACGCTGATTGTAGGCATCAGCCTTTTCCTGAGCAGTCTTAAACTCTCGAATCTCTCGCTTCATCAACTTGAGAGGCTTGCCAGCCCAGTAGTAATACGGTGTATCTAAGTCGTGGAATTCATTAACAACCTGCCGTGCCCGCCATGCGTGGCCTGTTTTCTGGTCGATATAATCTGACCATTGAAGAATCAGATTGTCTACGTATGAACTCGTCGGGTCCGTAGTCGAACCAAAGGAGTCATACTGCTCGAAGAAAACGGCTACGTCTCCGGGGTCACAATAACCGACGTCGGATAAGCCTTCTTGTACAGACATCCCTAATCATCCTGACGTTGTTCATCTGGCCTATTATTACTATCGTTCTTAGTAACAATAAAATGGTCAGGATTTATCCCGTTTTCAAGGATATATTTGTCTATTTTCGCAGAGTCAATCTCTTCATTCGTTCTCGACATGGCCCGGATAACCGTGACCATAGCGACAACGACATTTTCGAGTTGTTTAATCTTACCTCTCCTTGTCTCGTAGACAAGGTAGATAAGAGTTAGTACTTGCGTTAGAAGATTAAGGGGATCAGCTGAACTAAGAAGGTCAATGACCCCGGCCATGGATTATGGTTCGCCGTGAGTTGCACCCCGGCGCCCAGTGCCGGAATTACCAGTTGCCATAATCCATACTGTAAGTGAGAGGTCACCACCAGCGCTGTCGGAAATTTCTGTGACGTTTGCTCTTAGATATTCGTAGAAGCCACCGTTAACCGATACGGCACCGGCATCTACATCTACATCACTAACGTCAATAACGGCTCTGTTACCGCTTACCATTTCGACAGGCGCCCACGTTTCACCGTCAGGACTTCCTTCAAGTTGAACTGAAAGAGAGTCACTTCCGGTATCAACGTTGCTTGCTTCAACATACAACGTAATGTGTGGGTGACCTTTGCTGGCAACCGGACTGGACGCGCCGCTACTGGTGACCGCTGACAAGACCGGCTCTAAGATTGGTCTTGTCATTAGTCCATCACTTCCCGAACGCTGTCAGTCGGACTGTTGCTGTTCCTGTGAAAGAGGCGAAGGCTTCCGTAGCCCCATCGCCGTCTCCGAACAGGTTGATTTCTTGGTTCGCCTCGTCATACGCTGCGAGGGCTGCCGTGCCATCAGTTACCTCGACGGCAACGAAGATAAATCGGTTCATGCCAGCGCTCTTCGGGGTGAACGAATCACCGTCAGAAACGTTTGTGGCTTCAACCGTACGCATCTTCATTGCGCCGGGGAACTCTGTGTCTTGGATGTCGTAACTTGCCATATTTGGTTATCTCCTTAGAATTCCTCCTCAACGAGTTGTTCGACGACTGGACGAAGCTCATCTTCAAGGTCATCCTCGCTCTGGTTCGCTTTAATACCGAATTCCTTAGCGAGGGACTGCTTCTGACGGTAACCCATCTTCTTCAGCGACTTGAGAGGCTTCTTGCCGGACCGTGCGACTTTACCGACTCCAGTCCACACAACCTCGTAAGGGGAACCCATGCGGTCAAAATGCAGAGCATCGTCCACATTGTCGATAACCTCCGGTCGAGGCTCCTGCCCCCGCGGTGCGCGGAAGTAGTAAGACTCACCAGAGGGACCCCGGTGTTTGTTCGAGGTCATCGTTCCCACGTACGTTACTTCAGCTATCTTCATGGTTGAGGGAGGGGTTTATGTTTACTGCAGGTCGCGCGCCTTGGCGTGTGCAGCAGGGTTGGTGCACGTCAGCTCGCCGATTGTGACGTACATACCCTCGTTCCCGAGCCGGTTGATACCGAACGGGTTCTCGTCAACTTCCGTACCAGTGCTGTAGAACTGAGTCGGAAGGAGAATCTTCGTGAACAGCGTGGAGCTGTCGATGAGGTAGACGCGACTGATGCCGTCAGACGGAACGTCGATACTCTCGAAGATTGGGATGCCCTTGTAGGACTGAACCGTGAGGCCCACGTCTCCACCAGGGTTAGACTGGACACCGTTCAGACCAACCGCAGTCCGAACAGGCTCCAGACGCTCCTTCCCACCGACCTCGTCCTCGATACGCTGGTACGTATCGTGTCCAGTAAGGAAGAAGTAGTTATCGTCGGAGACGGGACGCTTCCCGGAGTTCTCCTTAATCTCTCGAACCATGTCGTCGAGAGTGTCGAGAACGAACGTCTGGTTGTTACCACCGTTCTCGATGACGTTGGACTCGAACTCGTTGTTGGAACGGTCGAAGCCGTAGACGTCGTTGTCGCTCGGGTCACTCAGGATGTCGGACTCTGCTCCGTTAGAGAGAACACGGTCGACCGACTCCATGTTGTTCCCTGCGGGGGTGTCCGCGTCCGTGACCATCTGAACGTTGATGTGCTTCGGGTGCTCACCCTGTCCCGTCTGGTGCTCCGTGCCGGTACCGTACCAGCGTCGCAGCCAATCGAACGGGTCTTCGATGTCGTCATCTTCCGTCTCTGCGAGGAGAGCCTTCTCCTGACTGACGTCGAAGTTGTGAGCGATTGTCTTCGGGTCCTGCTCGAACTCCGAGATGTCTGGGTGGTCAGTGTCCGGAAGAGCCGCGTTCTCGTCCAGGCCACCGCTACCGAGAGTGTGGTTACCGCCAGCCGCTCGCTCGGTTACGATACGCTCACCAGACTTGACCCACGCTCGGCTCTCCAGGAGAGAGAACACGTTGGCCTCGCTGTTGAGCAGGCTGAAAACCTCGCTACCGTACACGACGTTCCGGTAGCCATCGTCACCAGACATGAGGGCGTTGTCCTGCTTGGACATAGCACCGCCGCCACCCGCTTCCTTCTGGGTGTACTCCGGCACGAAGCCGTAGTAATAATCAATCATGTCGTGGATGGTACGGATGTAACCGTCAGCCTTCTTGACCTGGCCCGGATCCTCTCCGGACGGGCCGCGGGCCTGCGTTCGGTAATAACCGTTACCGACACCAGCGCGCTCCATCTGCTTCTTAGCCATGTAGTTGCGCGCTGGCTTGCTCTTCATGAGCTTGGTTGTCTGCGTAATCTGTGCCTTCGCGAGCTGATACTGCTCGTTGGAATCTAGACTCATTTACTTATCACTCCAGATGGCAAGGGCGGGATTACCAACCTGCTCCCCGTCCTCATCATCATATGACTTTTCGGTCGAACCGGACGGTGTGGAGGGCGTCCCGGCCGTACCGAGCTTGCTGTCAATTGCTTTCTCTACTGCGTCGTCGAGGTCGAAATCGAAATCGGGATGCGTTCCGTCAGCCTTCTCCGTCTCGGACTTCTCTTCGCCGACATAACCGCGTACGGCGTCGAAAACGTCCTCAGGGAGCTTCTCCTTCAGTTCCTGAACAGTGTACTGGGAGCCGCCCTTGTCAGCCTCGGCATCCTCTTCTTCTTCTTCTTCTTCCTCGTTAGCCTTCTCGTCTTCCTCTTCCTCTTCCTCTTCTTCTTCTTCTTCCTCGTTAGCCTTCTCGTCTTCCTCTTCCTCTTCGTCCTCTTCTTCTCCGTTCTCCTTGGACTGGAGGGCGTCAATGGCATCCTGAGCGTCATCCGCGTCGACGCCTGCCATATCAGCGAGAGCAGCCGCGAGGTCGTCCTCGCTCATGCCGCTCTGCTTCTCGTCTTCTTCTTCCTCTTCGTAGGAATCCTCGGACTCGTTGGCCTTCTCCTCGTCCTCCTCTTCTTCTTCTTCCTCTGCCTGACGTTCGAGGACTTCTTCTGCAGCCTCAACGGCTGCGTCTTTGGATACTTCCTGTGCGATACTACGAACTTCATCCTCAGTTAGGGGGTCTGCCTTCTCGACATCGTCTTCGGACTCGCTGTCCTCCTTCTCGACGTCCTCTTCAGACGCCGTCTCGAACTCGTCCATCTTCTCCTGGACCAGCTCTTCAACGATGTTTTCGACTTCCTCCTTCCCGAGAATGTCGTCTTCTTTGGCGAAGTCTTCCTCTGTGAGAGCATCCTTAACGACAGACTGGAATTCAGTCTTAAGCTCGCTAAGGGTAATCTCTTGAGAATTATCCTCGCTCTTTTCTGTCTCTTCGGACATGTTTTGTTCGGACCTTTGGATAGTGAGGGTGCGGTCACCGGGGTGCTCTGCCGAGGTGTCTACGTTTTCGGCGTCATCGCTCTTGGCTACCGCCACTTGTCCAGACTCGGACTTAATCGTCAGAACGTTTGGTTCAGCCTCTTCAGAATCATCCTTGGCAACCGTAGCGAACTTGGCACCTTGATTCATGCCTTCTTCGCACACGGTCACAGCGGAGAGGTCAATTTCAACGATGTCATTGACAGGCTCTCCGTTCTCAATCTTACTTCGGCTGACTAGTGCTTCTCCAGAAATCGAATAGGAATTGAGTTCTCCGTCCTCGATGGATTCACGTACACGCTTGGCTTGACGGGTGTCGTCATAAATACGACCTGCAACATACAACGCGGGATTCTTCCCATCTAACTCGATAACGTCAGTTGGGAATTCTTTTCGCGTGGATGTTTCTCCGTCGATTTCAAGCTCTACGGAATTTTCGAGTTCGTAGGACTCAATGATTTCTCCTACAAGCTGGTCAGAATGTTCAAGAGAGAGACGACCGCGTTTGAGGAGTTGCGGAAGAGCTTCCTTCAACGCGTCAGCGTGAATTCTATCTCCTTCCTTATCTACAATCTCCACAGACGCGGGTCCCCAGATGACGAAATCATCATCTGCCTTGAACACCGTTTGTGTGCCCGCGAAATCTGCGGTGAAATTTACCTTTTCCATTGTGTTGGATTTGGACAGCGTCTTCGCGACCTCTCCTCCTCCAAGTATTTTTTCTACGACATATTTATATGTTTCCCATAAATGGTCGCGTCCATCCTTGGTGGTTTCGGCTGGGTGGATACTGGGCCAATTCCCAGTGACCGTTTTGTACGCAACAGATTTGACACCAAGTGGATCCTCCATTCCAGCCTTCTGAGCTGCGAGAGTCGCAAATCCGATTGACCAAGAGGATTGTTTATCCAATCCATCATAGGAATCATGGAGGCCGCCCGCGATATGTCGTAGTTGATGTCTGGATTTCTCCGTTTCTGACCAATCGTCCTCAGACTCCTCATCGTCGTCCTCTTCTGAAACAGGACCAAACTCAAAGTCTTCGTCTTCTTTTAGTTCTCCGGCGTTATAGCGCGACCAGCATATGGCGTAGGCAGAGCTTTCGCTTACACTCTCCTCGTCTATTACCGACCGCACGCACTGTTCTACTGATTCCGGCATTTCTACAAGCCTTTCTCAAGTAGGTTCCCGGAGGAATCGTTCTTTGACAGTTCAATCTCTGCGCCACAATTAGGACACCGAGTGACGCTCTTCTCAGTAGTGAGCCCACGGTCGGACTTCATATTTTTACTGAGGGCAATGGAACTGTCGCAACTGTTGCATTCCATTATGGTTTCTGTCTATATTTTCCAAAGGGAGTAATATAAAGGTTTGGACAAAAGTCTGATGAAGATATTTAAATCTATCTTACCCTTTATATAGCAGGTAGTAAGTACATGGGAAACAATTATATCGTAGACTGGTTACATGGTAGTATGGATTACATCCAGCGAACAGTCAATGGAATCTTCAAAGCTGATGACCCCTTCAAGGATATAGTCGAGGGAGATGAAAGCATCGAAGATAGAGTCCGGGCCGTAGGTGACAAGGTCGCCGATGCAATGAATCACAACAAGGCCGACCAAGAATTATTCAATCGCGCCCGCGAGGCGTTGGAAACTCTAACCGAGGAAGGAGAGTTTGAACGTATGGAGCGAGAGATGCTTACACATCACCTCGAAGATATTATTGAGCAGGATATGAGTAACAACGGAGCGATTCATTACGCTCAAGAAGGGTATCAAGAAGCGGTTGATGAATACATCGCTGGAGACCTCGGAGAAAGCGACGACTCCGAAGAGTCCGAAGAATCTAATTAACTCGTTCGTACGTTCTTCTGCATTGGTAGTGAGGGCTCCAATCATCTACACGGTTTGGAGTACCACTTGGACTGTCTCTCGCGTGTTCTCTTAGAAGGCTCTTTAGTTGTTCTAACGTAACCCCTCCTCTTTCTTTTGTGATTTTCCCAACCTCGCTACAGATTTCTGTGGTTGAATTGTCGTTTGGTCCAACCCAGTTGTAAAGCGGGGGTTCGTAATTCTCGCCTTCTTCTTGTTGTTTCTCCTGCGTTTCTGCTTCGTGTGCTAATTCTCTCGCAGTATCAAGAACAGCGCCGGTTTCCGTCCTTGCGATGTTGAGAGCGCGCTGCTCGTCTATATGTGGGAATGTATCTTGGAGGTCATCAACGACATCCTCTACCCTGAAACCCGCATCTCCTCTTAGTCTTCGACGGAAGATACGCTCTATGTTCAGGGGAGCGAGCCAAGGGAGGTCTTTGTAATCCCCGTGGATTGCATTGCTATCCAGAGCAGCCTCTACCCACTGCTTGGCTTCATCTGGGACGTCCTTAGACCACATACTCGGAGACTTAGAAAGGTCTGGGTCGTCCTCATCATGTGCCCACCACACGGTATTATCATAGGCATCTTTGATGACGTCGTTGATTTCCTCATATGTGGTGTCTCCTCTGCCCATAGACCTACGAGCAACTTGAGCAGACTTAGAAAGGTCCTTGACTTCATCCTCTCCTTCCTCCAATTCGACGTATTCAGCAACGATGGAGGGACCATAGTAGGTATTTATCAGAGCATCGTCGTCTGTAAAGTCCGGGGTTGTATCCAGGTCTTTTTCGTTCTCGACCCAGTCTTTAAACCCTTCTTCGTCAGATTCTACTATCTCTCCCTCTCTAAGAGTACCGAGGGGGTGCTTTTCTCCGTCGTAGTGCATGAAGAATTTTACTGCCATTGTATCACCTATGAGGACCACTCGAGTTCGTCATTTACAGCTGCTTCCACGTTCATTGTAAGGTTTTCTTTGATAGCGTCTGTTGAATTCCTTGGGTCATCCTCGACACTGTGATTCGCTGCGTTCTCTAATGCGCTATTGAATTCCTCTGTCACGGCGCCTTCCTCTTCATTCCATATACGCCCTGCTACATCATTAACTTTTTGTCGTAACTCGTCTTTGTTGACATCCATATCCATCGCTTTCCCGTATGACATAGCGCTCTCTGCTATGTGCGCTGCCTCTTGTGGGTCGTGGGACATGTTTCTCTCTCCGAGGTTATCATTGTCGATGACCCAGAAATGCCCACCATCGTCTGCGATCAAATTACCAGAATTCAGGTCATCGTTGCCTGTGATAATCATACCCGCGACTGCCTCATAGTAGGAATCCTCATCAAAAACCCCTTCATCCATCATATCATAGACTTCGTCGTCTATCATAAAGTTGAATTTGTAGGCAGATCCCGTAATCTGACCTATGGTATGTCCATCTATTCCTTCTTTATGAACCTCTCCGGTCTCCTGATTATAGGCAGTCATTGGAGCATTAACCCCCATGGAATCAAGTACCGTGTCGGACATAGCTTCGCTAATCATATGGTCAGGCTCTCCTGCCTTAGTATAGATTGTATCCCCGTTTTCCAGAGTATGTTCTTCCATCGTAGAAGCATAGCGTCCCTTCTGGTTATCGTCGGTATCTGTTAAGGGTTCACTACTGACCGCATAGTTTGTATTGAGACGCTGTGGGAAAGATTCTGCATCTCCCTCTTGACCTCCTCCAGCCTCTCCTTGAGTCTCATAAAACCACCCCCCCCTTTTTCCCTGTTGAACATCAGCCCACTCAGGAGCATCGCTGGGACTATCAACGTAAATTCTTCTTTTCCATACGTTGTCTGTACCGTCGAAGAATTGGATGGATTTCTGCTTTTCTGTCTTGACCTCTACATCATCATAGAGGGATAAGAGCTGTCTTAGTTGCTTCGTAATAGACTCATCAGAGGCGTCCTTCCACTCCTCATTGTGAGGGTCCTCTGGGTCATAGGGCGCTATCTCTGTCTCGGGATTCACTTGCTCAGTAAAGCCCTTTGCCCTTCTTAAGATGGTCTCTACAGAATTATACTCTCCTCGATACTCATACTTTCCGGTTTCAGTATCGAACCAGCCAACTCCCTTGCCGTCTTCAATTATGCTTGGTTTCATTGTTCATCCTCTTCAAGGTCGGGGAACGGAGTACTATCAAAGGTGTCTAACCCCATATTGTTATGGAAATCATTTAGGGCTTGCTTTGCCTCGTCGGACGGGTCGTATACATCAAGATACGCGTTGAGCAAGTCTGGATGGAACTCATACAACGTTCTCGCATGCGCCTCGTTTCCATCAGAAGATTGGAGAATCTGCTGCGTCCCTGCTATCATTTCGTGACAGTTTGTGGCGACATATGGACGCATCGGGGTGCGTAACTCCGCTCTCTGTAAATCATCATCCTCTACGAAATCCATAATGAAGTCCCAGGAATTATTCACCTCCTCCATGAGTGTTTCTATCTCCTCGGGGACGTCTGCATCTTCATCCTGTTGTTGGAGTTTGAAGTCGTCCCGTTCGATTGTATTATCATTGGAGAAGTTTTCTTCGATGCTCTCCTGTATACCTTCATCCATATCGAAGTCTTCTCGTTTCTCGTCGAGGTGCTTCAATACAGCAGAGACGTTGTCCTTGAACCCCTCGCCAAATTGTAGAGGCAACTGATTCTCTACTCCAAACATAGCGAAGAGATTGATAGGGTTGTCTGTTCCATTGGCTGTGTCATATCCATATGAATCTGCTAACGCGTGAGCATATTCGTGAGCTATAGTAGAATCTTTACAGTCTTCTTTGAATTGAATTCCCTTAGTAAGGGGACTGAACGCGTTTTTATCCGAATCGTCTCGAACCGTCGTTACATGGTCTATGACATCGCGGGCTGTAGATTCTTCTTTGGCATTCCCTGCAACCCGGTCAGAAATGTATTGAACAGCCTTAGACTCGAAGTCTGCGCTGGCATCCTCTACAGATAGACCCATCGCATATTCCTCGACGGTTCTATCATCAGATTCTTCAGAACGTAGGAATCTGGAACCTGGGGGAATTTCCATCTTGTTCCCGTTCTTTTCTTCTCTCGCATGAATAGTACCTTCTGTATCTATTGTGATTACTGTAGCAGGAATTTCCTCTCCCCACGAGGCAAGATAAGACACCTTGTCTCCTTTGCGAAGCTCCATCCAAGGGACCTCCTCTCCCTCTTCTGGCATCACAGGGTCTACGATTTCCAAATGGTCGAAGCTCGCATAGTGAGTATTTCCATCATCGTCCTCTATGATAGCGTGTACTCCTTCCATCCCTCCATCTTGGTCTACGTATTCTCCCTCCTGGACTTCGCCGTCTTGATTTACAAAACGAACTCTGTCTCCTTTGATAGCGTTGCTATATTGGCCGTATCTGTAACCTCCCTCTTGTCCATTATGGGCTTCATAGTAGAGACCTCCACGCTCTCCTTCCTCGACATTAACGTCATCAGGAGCCTCTGAAGCATCATCTACATAGATTCGTCCCTTTCCGACCTTACCTGGCTCGACAAGAATCCGGACTGGGATTTCATCATATCCGGCCTCCATCGCAGCCAGAGCACGATGTCTCCCCTCTTGATTATCTGTAACTCCTCCCTCCTCATTAACAATAAGGAAGGGTACGGGGAATTCTCCCTCTTCTTCTTCCATCGTTTCAGCGTAATCCTTCACATCATCTACTCGGGCAGAACCAAAGTGACTTGCTCTGGATGTATCCCAGAACTGTTGATGGATTTGGTGTTGAAGATTTGAGAAGTCTTCAGTATTAATCATAACGTCTGTGTGAGGGAACTTGGAATTTTCTCCATCGTACCAACCAATGTCTGTTTCATCATCGAAGGGACCGTATTCGTCTCCCTCCATTTCCCTCATTTCGACGTTGATTCCCATAACCTCTCCATCTGCAAACGAGGCAGCTGCGCTTTCAACATCCTCCGAAGATACGTTTCCTGACTCTCCTCCGTTAAAGTCCTCGGAATCTAATTCTACTCCTTGAGCTGGGTCGTCATCCGATGGAGGGTCTGGAACGACAGGCAGTTCCTCCATTCTCTCTTGCATGATTTCTTCTGCATCACGCTCTGGTTCCGTTTCTTCTTCGCCAGATACACTTTCAACTCTGCCAAAGGAATCATACTCATCTAACGGATTAGAGATGCTTAGAGGGTCGAAGGACAATTCTTCTCCATTTTCGAGTTCCACCTTTACAGCGGCGATTGAAGATTCTGTTACTGCGCCATTGAAGGTTTCTCCTCCATCCTCTATGGTAATAGCATCTCCTTCTTCGAGGTCTCCAAGTTCAACCTCTGTATTCAATTCCGTTTCTTCTTGATTCCCTCCATTTTCTTCATCCTCTGAAGAAGTATCATAAAAGTACCCTCCTTGTTCTCCTTGTTGGACGTCCGCCCACTCGGGAGCCTCAGAAGGGTCATCAACGTATTCCCTGGACTTTTGGGAATCCTTGATTACTTTTACGCCCTTAATTCGTACCATCTATACAAAAAGAAGAAACCCTTGGATAAAGAGGTTATTGTTCTTCCTGTTCTTCCTCGGGGATGTAGTAAGGCGCTCCGTGTTCGCTATCCTGAACTTCAACGCCCTCGGGAGCATCTACTGGATGGTCCACGTACATACGTCCACTTTCCTTTTCCCAGACATCTTTGGTCAGAGCGGCGTTTAGGAAATGGTTGTTGAATTTAGCAGATAGATACCCGTCCTGAAGGGCCATCCCATCAAGGGTTTCTTGTAATTCTCCATCTGTATCCTCAACTATTTTACCGTCCTCGACCCGTCCAATGACGACGAACGAGTCTCCATCATCCGCCAGTCCAAAGAATACTACTCCCATAGAGTTCCCTCCTTTATCTCTTCGATGTTCTCCATTATAGAGGTACCGGAAGTATCGTCATAATGGTCACTCCTATCATACGCTCCCTCTAATTCATCAACGTCTATTCTATCTACGAGGGTGTTAAGAGCATCTTCTACTTCATCTGGCGTGATTTCCTCTTCTGGCATGGACGAGGTATAAGACTGATTCGCTTTTCCAGCGAGATATTCTCCAAAGGTCTTATCTTCATCATAGGAATGTGAATCGGGGTCATTGATACGACGTTTCTTCGTCGACAGCTTCGACCCGGCGACGTCAAAGTCGATAGGGAAGAAATCCCCGTTATCGTCCATTAAGACGTTGCCTCCAATATCTGCATCCCCTACCAGGAATTTAGCAGCGCATGCTTCTATCCAACTATCTCTATCTATTTCATCAAACGCATCCCCTTTCTTATATGGCCTATTGGAATTCTCTCCGATGTCTTCCATAACAAGCATTCCTTCCTCTTCATCGAAGTGCATATTAGGAGCACGCACGTCAGCGTGGTCCATAGCAGTTTTAGCTGTGATGTGCTTTTCCTCCGAATCTGACCCGGCAAATCCAGAATCAGACCTTTGAAGATACAGCTTTTCCCCAGTCTCCGCATGGAAACCGAAGGACATATCATCCGCAGACACTCCAGCGTCAATGCCTTCTTCCTTCATAGCATCCCTATCTGTCATGGACTCTACATTTTCTACCTTGCTATATTCCATACCGTGAGGAGCGCTATTATCTCCTTCTGGCCTGCGTGTAACGTCGTAATACATCCCACCGCGGGGGCCTTCCTCTACATCTGCCCAGTCTGGAGCCTCGTTTCTGTCGTCAATATAGATGCGCGTCTTACGCATCTTCGCCGACTCTGGGAGATTCTCTTCATCCTCTATATCATTCCATTCAGCATCTACTCGCTCGCGTGAGGGAGCCGAAGACTCGGACGAGAGAGCCGCGAAATGACTCACAGTGTCCATTCCCTGCTTTCCAGCAAGTGGATTGTCGTCCTTGTCGGTTTTAACTTCTTTCACAGAGTAATCACCGAGGTCGAATATCTCCTCCGGGTCTCCATAATAAGGACTGGGCAAGTGTTGTAAAACACAACGGGCAAAACCACTGTTTCCAGACTCTACAACCCCGATTCCATACTCTACACCGTTGTTAGTATGCTCTGGAAGATAAGTTTCAACGCCATTTTCAACATAGTCCTCTAAGATACTCTCTAATAGAGCATCATCTGTCGTAAAGGACCCAGTATCCTCTATCTTTCCAACCGATTCTCCTTCTTCTCCTCTTGAATAGTCAATTATTTTGGGCATTACACATCACTCTCCTCTGCAAAGAAGGCCTCAAAGGCCGTGTGCATAGGCTTGTGTAGAATCTCTAACTTCTTTTCGTCGGTAATCCACAACGCGAATAAGGTAGCGAAGAACTCGGAAGGGTTGATTCTCTGGTAAACACGACATTCATTTTCGTCTTCTGAGGTGTATCGTGTCCATTCCTTACGGATTTTCTCGTAGAAGTCTTGTACATAGGTGTTGTATTCGTTCTTTGGTTGAATAACACTGTATCCAAGACCGTCTCCGAGGTCTTCATCCTTGTTATCCTCGACTTCCTTGTTGTCCAGACCCATTAAATCGTGTAGGATATGCCCTATACAATGGGCAAACACGGCCCTAATACCATGTATATCCCGGGTTTTACGGCCATCCACGGCCATTTCCCCTCTAAATAGGACATATCCCTCTTTATTGCCGCTCATCTGCTCTCCTCTGGCAGTTGTCAGATACGCGAGTAAATGACTGCCCACGACCGGGTCCAACTTCGCAAGGATTTGCTCCATTATGTTGAATAGAGCTTCTTCGTCGACGTCTCCTCCTTTATACGTAAGAGAAGTCATATCTCTGGACGAAATAGGGCACTCTTTACGGTAGACGAGCATTCCCCTAACGAGGCTTGAGTGTGCGAAGTTATTTCTTTCCTCTGCTATCTCGCAGAACTCCTCCAGGTCCTCTGTAGAAACCTTATTCCATACTTCTCCCCAACTTTTCTTGTGGATTCCTTGACCAGTACCCTTGAATCCGGCTGGACGATTTACTATCTGCCTGTAAACCTCAGGCTTAATGTCATATTCATCCAGGGATGGGGAATCAATTTCCCGGATTCTTTTCTTTATACCCTGCACAACCGAGGAATCCTTAGAAATTCCCTTATGACGGATGGCTGTCTTAGCATCATTGAGGAAGTCGATGTTATCCATTTCTCCGAGCCTGTCAGACCAGTCCTCCTGAGAGGTGATGCGAAGGATTTGCCCGTTTTCAATATCGTCTGCGAATTCTCCCTCAATATCCTCGTCGATACTGTAATTATACTTGAGGTCCAGACGACGTTGTTCTCCAGGTATTGCTTCTGTCCGAGCAGAATAACCTTTCTCGTTCAGAGCGTTTTCCAGGATGGTGTTTAACTCACTAAACTTTTTCAGGCCTCTTTCCCAGAGGTTGAAGATGACGACTTCCTCGTCTACCTTTCCAACTCGCTCTCTGAATTTGTTTCTGTTATCTCTATCTACACCCTTTTCTGCGTATTCCTCCCACTCATCTACTACCTTGGAAGCCATAGCAGAAATATCATCATCTTCATAATCTCTATCCGATAGAGACTCTACTTGCTCCCAGGTTTTGAGTTCAGAACCTGTGATTCGGGGACCATCTTCCTGGTAAGCATAATCGAAGTGGTTGTTTAACTGGGTCGCCCATCCTTCGATTTCCCTTCTTACAGCCTCTCTCGTTTCAAGTCTGTATGCGTCCTCTAAGAGGTCTCCATCACTTATCGTGTCTATGCCTTCTCCGTATTCCCCCGGAGAAATATCTTCTATATCTCCGCTCTCAATCGCGTCAGCGAGGCGCTCACCGAAGTCGGAATAGGTATGATATTCCCCCTCTGTCTTTTCGTCCGATTCCTCTTCGGCGCTATCACTGCCTGCTATGTAGTATAAGCCACCTTTATCTCCCTGGTGTATCTGCTTTCCATCGGGAGCCTCGCTGGCCTCATCAATGTAGATTCTTCGTTTCTCTACGTCGATGATGGTAGGCCCCTTGGACTTATCATCAGGCTCTTCGTTTTCTCCGCTATCGTGAGTTACACCTTCTCCAGGACCATTGTACATGTAATCTCGGAGGTCGAAATCTCCAGGGATTTCATGCTTAGGTTCCTGCATCAGAGCATCGAATAGCGGTTTGTAGTAAACGATGTAATAAACTCCGCCCCAAGGACCCACGTGAGCCTGTGCCCAGTCAGGGACCGCTCCTCCGTCTTCTACGTAAATCTGGAATTTTCTCTTTAGAATCGTCGCATCGTCCAGCTTTTCTTCGATGCTATCTCCTCCCTGAACTTCGTCCAGGTATGCATCGACGTCGTAATCATCAACCTCGTGCTCTATTCCAGTTACGAGCTGACGGAACAACTCCTCATCATAGACGATGTAGTAAAGATTTCCTTCAGAGCTTGGCCCGACAACGTTTGCCCAGTCAGGAGCCTCTTCTTCGTTGTCGACGTAGACTCTCCAGTACTCTCTTTCGGGGCCTTCCTTTTCTTGAACGTCTTCTGTGCCCCCATGTTCTTCGAGATACTCCTCGAGTGTTTCGTCGTTCGAGACTTCGTGCTGTGGTTCTGTTACGAGGTCGTGGTATAGGCCCTCATCATGGACCCTGTAGTAATAGTTACCCTGTTTATTGGGTCCTCGTAGTTTAGCCCACTCTGGAACCTCGTCTTTATCATTGACGTAAATTCTCCAGTAGTCTGGATTATCTTCATCCTCGTACTGATTTGCTCTTTCTATGACTCTATGTGCTCCTCTCGACCCATATGAATATTCAGAAATCCTGGCCTGTCCTGGCCTGTCTGCATCTGATGGATTCAGGTCGAATTCTTCGAGGTCGAAATCTTCTCCGACCTCGTGCATAGGAGGAGTCAGTAACTCGTTGACTAACTCTTGCTCCTGTACAGAGTAGTATATCCCTCCTCTCGGGCCTTCAATAACCTCGGCCCAGTCAGGGATTTTCGATTCCTCGTCAACGTAAATTCTCCACTTCTCTAATTTGTCTGTCTTAACTACCTCTGTAAAAGCAGACTCACCACTATTAGAAGCAGATTTAAGAACGTCGACGACATTCACATTAACTCCTCTATCCTCGGGGTCGGGCATCACTTTGAGATATTTTCTCCAAGCCTTTATATGATTCGTCTACTCCTCGAACAGAGAAGAGTCAGACATTTCAGCCATGTCCTCGAAGTCTTCATCCTCTAAACTCGCAGAATAGTGACCGTTGCTATACTTATTCTCCAAGTAAATCAAGAGGTCTGGACCCTCGTGAACGAAGCAATTTTCTCGGTCATCATCAAGACCCGGTACGAATACTCCCTCGCCATCTAACTCGTTTTTCAGACGTTGCGCCGTAGATGATTCTCCTTCTACTTCTCCCGAAGCAGTGACCTTTGCTACTTGCTCGTAATCTCCATCTACTCTCTTATTGATTTTCATGGTAAAGCATCTCTATTCATATTGAGGATATCGTGTTCGAGCTGTTCTATATCAGTCTCTAAGCTCTCCTCGATAGATAACTTACCGTCTTCAGTCTCTTCGAGCATGTTTCTGAACCTTCGGGTTGGCTTAGAGGTAGGCCCATAGAACGATTCTGCCATCGTCAGGATTTCCTCCTTATTCTCTACAATAGACTCTACATTGTCTAATGCAGACTCTCTGCTCCCCTCGAAGAACTCGAGAAGGCTATCCTCGAACTCATCAGGAGAATCACTTGCTCCCTGGATATGGCTTGCGATATACTTATACATGAGGAACATAGCGTCGTCCCCTGCCTCATCTTTAGGCGGTGGATGACCTCCGTTGTCGATTGCGTATACGTTGAATGTATCGTCAATCATAAAGTTATCATCATGCCTATCCCGATTCCCAGTCATGTAATCAATCGTTGCGATGTTACCGAAGTCCTCGGCATTATCCACGATTATCTCATCAGCCTGGTAGACGTCTCCATCTATGAATCCGTCATCGTCCTTGACAGCGTCCTTGAAACTCTGGATATTCTCTTTGAATAACTGAGCAGAGCCAAATCCGTTCTTCAGGTCTGTACGGGCTGTCTCTGGGAATGTATCTCCCATCCCAATCATATCGGACAACTCGTATGCCATAGCGTCTCCATCAAGACACCACTTGTGAGAGCTGCCCCGATAATTTTTGTAGATAGCCTTTTCGTCATTATCGAATGTGACGACTCGGGTATATCCACTGTTGACACCACCTTCTTCACCTTCTTCATCCTCGATGAGTTCCTTAGACTCTACGTGGTCAGCCGTATATATCTCGCGCGGGACCTCGTAATCCTGGTATCTCTCCCTGTACTTCTCATCTGTTAATTCCCCGACTACTCCTTGAGTTCTATCTGCTGCGTTGTCTGCTTTCGCAATGGCAACCTCTCCTTCTTCGTCTCTCAGCATAGCATTACCTTTCTTAGCGTCGATGAACTGGAACCGCTCCCAGCCATCTCTATCTTTTAAATCAAAGACAATGTCTTGTCCCTCATCTACACCCCTCCAGCCCTCAAACTCGAATAAACCTTCATACTCTTCGAGTTCTTGACCCTCTTGGATTTTATCGTTCACATCGACGTTATCCATGGCTCTGCCTTCGGGGTCGAAGTCTTCATCTGCTCCTTCCTCCCACGCCCCTACTTCCTTCCAGTTCCCACAGTAGAACTGCTTACCCTCGGGACCAGTGAATACCTGGAGGCCATTTGGAAGGTCGTCCTCTTGAATCCCTTGAGCTTCTAAGTATCTTCTCTCACAAGACTCTGGTGGGTCGTATGGTTCGTATTCTCCCGTTCCCTCACTATCGACGTCGCTCTCCTGGTCTTGCTTGACTATCGAAGACAACGTCGGGCGCCACAAAAAGTCTATGGCCTCCGCGGTCTTGTTGACCTGTTCTGCCTTAGCAGCCGCAGACCATATCTCCTCCTCGTAATAGTAATCAGCAGGCACATCTTCATCTGGGTCATGGACTACCTCTGCCTCCCCCGGAGCCTCCTCCGGGTCCTTAATCCAAATCCTGATATTCTCGCTGATTTCTATATCGTCCCAGGTAACGTCTTCTGCAGACTTATTCACTTCCTTAGCCTGCTCTTCTAACATATCCTCGATATGAGCTACAAGGTCTATTTCTTGACCAGATGTGGCTCCATATCGGGCATTAGAATATCCACTACTCCCCGTGGTTACAGACGCATCAGAGTTCTGGAGACGTGGTTCCTGATGAGGAGGTGTTCCTGGAGCACCGCCAGTTTGATTCGCTCCTCCGGGTTGAGGCATTCCATCTTCTGGCCCTCCTCCACCTCCTGGCTGGCCACCAGAGGGCAGCTCACTATCAGGCTGGAACTCTCCATCGGCGTAATCAACATCTTCTGTTGGGTCGCCAGGATGGATTTTGAGCTTGTCATCCTCGGTCCACTCAATATCGAATCCGACGTCCACAGCTCTCTTGGCGTTCATCACGTACTTGCCCTGAACATCTGCATCAGCTGCCTCCTCTTCTTCCTCTACAGGACGTAGCTCTCTTTCCCATCCTTCGACTTTCAGTTGTCCAAGGAAAGCAGGGATGAACGTATCGTTGAAAATCTGACGGAGTCTGTCAGCGGACCGGTTAGATACAACGATTTCCAGAGACTGAGACAAGCCACTATTATTCGGACTGCCCTTCTGGAACGCAGGGGTTACACCATACTTAGCAGAAATGCGCTCCAGGAACCACTCGCGCATCTCCATATGTTGCATTTCTACCGGGTCCTCTAAGAGGCTGACCCACTCAAGAGCCTTACCTGCTCCATCAGAGTCATCAATGAAGGTTGGAATGTAATGCTGGTCATTACGAAGTTTCTCCATCTGACCCTGATTAAACGCTCGTACAGATTCAGCGTTTGAAGACCTGACAAGCATTGCTCCTCGAGGAGCACGTCGCTCTTCGTATGCTGTCTTATACCAATCGTCCATCATTTCGACTGTACGAGCCTCCTCCCAAAGCGTTAGGATTGGAGAATATCCGTAGAACTTAGAAGGCTCATATTCACTCGCGTGCGCGAACTCGCCTCTGATGTAATAGTTCTGCGGGTCTCCTCCTGGCTCATCAAGAGCTACAGCGTAGACTTCATACGTATAGCCACCACAGTGAGAACAATCCTCGGGCTCTTTCTCCGGGTGATAATTCTCTTGTTGCGCTCGGCACTTGGGACACACCCAGTACTCGTTGCCGAACTCTCCAGTTTTCTCGTTGATGGAATAACGCATGACCTCTGGAGGAGCGCGATGTACTCCTTTTAGGTCATAATCCAGAATAACTCCGCGCTCTGGGTCGAGAGTATATTCCCTCTCGAAAAGCATCCAGGCGTCGTCAAAAGACTGAATGTCCCATGCGAGTTCCTTGCAGACGTCAATGAATTTCTGCCCGACTGAATTTTGCTGCATCGGCTCCAGATGCGATTGGATGTCTGTTTTCTCGTTTGCCTGACGGAAGAAACCCTCACCATGTTCCTTATCTTCGTCATCAGGATAATGCATCTCTCCGAGTTCCTCACACTCGGGACAGATTCGAGGAGATTCTAAGTCGACGTCATCATCCTCCATCTGGTCCCCATACTGTCCAAGCTGCTCTCTGAACTTTTCCAGAGTATGGAATTCCGTTTTACAGTTGGGACATTTAGCAGCGTACGCTTTATCCCACTCACTAAACCCACGGCGGAATGTTTGAGAAACCTTCTCCTCAATAGAGTTGTTGATTAGAGTGCTGTTTTCTCTTAACTGGTAAATCCATCGAGGATGAATCTTCCGGCCATATGGAGGTTCAGGGTTATCTACCCGAGGACTATCTCCATGGCTCGTAGTGGGCCTGTTGAATTTGTTTATTGTACTAAATACTGCTTCTTCAAACTGCTTCTTAACCCATTTGCCGGGCCGTGGAATTGGAGCCATATTTTACTGCTGTTTAACTATTCTTCGTCGTTGTCTTCGTCGCCGTTCTTTGCTCTCTCAAGGAGGTCGTTAAGGGTTGTGTAAGTTTCTCTGTTCTCCCGGGCGATTTGCATTCCTCCATCCTTGGTAACACACTGCTCGAACCCATCACTTTCAGACTCAAAGGTATACCAATGGATGTCCTTGGAAAACCTTACCGTGGGTAGAGGCGTCGCTCCCCAGTTTTTAGAGAATCGAAGAAGACCCTCTAATTTGTCCTTGGTGAGATTCGCGTAATCGTTTGAAGTATACTTTACCTCGTGGGCAAACTCTTGCCCTGCGTACTTTCCAATGACGTCGGGGAGGTCCATGCGAGTTCCAGCGCCCGAGTTGGACATGATAACGGCCGAACCACCGTTTTCAAAGTACCAGTCCCGGAGCTGGCGTTCATAGACGTTCTCTTCCTTAGCCATCTGGTCGTGTGTTTTATATGTCATTGAAATTCCAAGTGGTTCGTACTTTCTATTATCACTTCTCTCTCCCTTCTATTTAAATCTTGGTAAACGCTTGCTTTGAGGATATATCAGCGGAACCCTAAAAATGCTTTCGGCGCTCTTTTGAAAATTTTTGGCGTATATCCTCTAACTCCGAAGGTACCTCTCCCGGGTGTTCGTGACCGAGAGCATTAGCAAGCACTGTGGAATCCAGGTAATCAGGGAACGCATATCGAGTTAGTACGTAATCGAAATAATGGGGGCCAGCCTGAACAGGATGATAATGATGGTGTATGGACAGCCTATTCAGGTCTAATCTGACAAGGTTTTCAAAAACAACCTCTATACCGTTTTTATGTTGAACCATGTCTCGTTCCTGATTAAGTAATTTGCTATAATCGTGCAGTTGAGAGTGAGCATCGTGGCTAATCCTGATATAGGATTCTTCATGGCCCTCGTTTTCTTCATAATGCCAGTGGCTCCTTTCTAAGTCGTCCATGTCCATAACCTCTCTCATTATGGGACAAACAACACTCGGATTCCCCTTAGTTGTAAGGTGGTCCGGATGAGAAGAGCGGCAAAGGCCACAGGCAGGACAGATGTATAGGTGATTATCCACTCTGACCATATCAACCTGATAACTGCACTTAGGACACTCTGGGACTGTATACCCCTCCTGATATTCCAAGCAACTCCGGCAGAGGTTCCGTTCAACTTGGATAGATTTTACAGGGGTTTTCTCCTCGCACTCACTACAGATGAATTTCATTTATTCGCGTATAATTGATGTATGATGGATTCTGCTGTCTTGTCTCCTATACCATCAATTTCAATAAGCTCCCCTTTCAGGTCCTCTTTGTCCATATCATACATCAGGCTCATGGACGGGAATTTATCGTAGAGTGTCTCTGCTGTTTCTTTTCCTACGTTATCCATGCAACCATATGCCATCTTAGCAAATGGTTCATCTATTCCGCTGACAGAACCTTTAGGGAGCAGCTTTGAGACCGGGTCCTCGTGATGTTTTCGCCCGAGTCGGACGGCCATATCTACAAGGAGTTCCATGTTCGAGCAGAATTTAACCCGAACACCGTTATCTCTCGCTTCCGTAGACGCAAGGGAGCCAATCACAGAATTTGGGTTTATTTGTGAGTGACCAAGCGTCTTCACACTTTCAAGGTTGTCCTCTACTAATATATATCCATGGTTAAAAGCCTCGTCCATCTTGGTAATCTGGTCTGGAAGGTTTCGTTCTTCCTTGCCCAGCAACGTAGAGATGTAATCCGGGAGAGTTTTTCTTTCAAACCCAACGCCCCTGATGACGATGTCTCCCGCATCCAGTTTGGTGATTTCATAATCCTCTACATCAGGATGATTTCTGACAGCAGCAATAAGCTCTGGCGGTTCTCGAACGTCGACTAACGCTGTTACTTTCTCTTTCATAAATTCAAACCTGTCTTTTCAATCGAATTCGTAGTCCAGGTTAATCAACCTACCTCCACACTCGAGGCAATCATCCTCCTTGAATTCATGCTCCATGTCAGGGACATCACCTGATGCGTATATCTCCTCCCCACAATCCATGCATCCTAACTTGACGGCATTATGATTGGAAGCGACGTATCGCATGAAAGTTCCGAACTTGCGGACCAGGTCCGGCCTATCATCCATCCCAAGCTGAAGAGTAATCTCTGCCCCCTCCCGATGGACGAAAGTGCCCACATCCTTCGTAGCAGGCTTAACTTCGATAACGTATCCTTGTGGCTGTTCATCATTTGATTGCTTCGGGGATTCTGAATTTGGTTCCATTAGACCGAGACGTTGCTTCGCATCTGCCATCTAAAGCGTCGTGGATGCGAATTTTATTGTGCATAGTCGGCTCTATCTCCATCTCCGAGCAAATATCTCGGGTCCGAACATATGACCGACGGTGGCTATACTTCGTTACGAACTCATCTACAATTTCTTCAGCCTTGTCGTAGGTTATTTTACTCTCTGTTTCGTAAAATCCCATCTGTTTAAAAGTTCTCTTTCGTTGCGATGCCGACGTTGACGTATCCGTTGTGAACAGATACGTTGTCCTTCCATCGCTGAAGGTTGATTGTCCATCCTGTGAGAGACCGAGAGTAAGGCTTAGAAGCCTCCCAGTCCTCTAAAGGCAGTCTAACGAGCATATCGCGCCGCTGACTGCGTATAAGGACCTGTAGGTGGGTGCCTATTGCCTGAACTTCCGCCTTGTCAGACTCGGTCTCTGCCGTTAGATGCCGCTCCGCTAATCGTATCGGGATTCGCAGGTATCCCGACTCTCCGAATGGAAGCTCTTCATGGTCATCTAACGTTAAATGCTGAAAGGTCATCTTCCAATTCAGTCTTGAATTCATCAACCTCCTCTCCTTCCGTTTCCGTTAGGAGGTTATTGTACTCGACATATTCAGCATCGTCCTTGAGATAGACGAGGACCTGTGAATCAAGAGAAACGCGCTCGGGGATTAGATGCGTCATGTATCCCCAGACTCCTGTAACCTGGAAAGGGATGATGTATTTATCATCGCTCAGTTTGGACTCTGCGGCAGTAGCCAAAGCATCAGCATCTACTTGATGAGAAGAGAAATTCCACACCAAGGTTCCATGCATGATGTATGGGTTTCGAGTCCTGCGCTCCACGAACTGTTTGAGTTCTGCCAATGTAGTATCGCTCTCCATCACGAGCGCATCATCGGCGTATTCCGTTCTGGTAGACATATCAGATTCACTTTCTCGGTACTTATGGCAGGGGATTATTTCCCCTCACGCCCCGAAAGGCGCCCTCGTCCCATGGACAGAGACGGTTTAAATATTGTATGTGGGACTTATAAAGACTTCTGCTTAGCCTTTAGTTTCCTCCATCGTTGTCATCACTCTCGCTATCGACATCAACACCGCGGGGGCGGCACTGGCTCGGTCGTCTTGGATTGACATTTTTTCTCTCCCTCCGATTCTATCTACTCAGGAACGGGTAATAAAGATACCTAAAGTCAGTCAATTTCGTTAAGACCAACCATGTCATCAACGTCGAGGTATTCCCAGAACATGACGTTTGTTTCTTCCCACTCGATGTTCTTGTAATATTCCTCGCCACAGTCCCGGCAGCGGTATTTGTCGGCCGTTCCCTTAGAGACTTCGACGCTTGCATCCATCTCCTCCTTCTTGTGAACGGGCTCGCTTTCTTCTACCAAGACAGCTTTCTTTTCCCGGAACCAAAAGCAACCACAGTCCTGTCTTCCGAAGGGAACCGAGATGTTAGGAAGCTCTGACCGGGAGGGCTTCAAACTAACATCCATGCCGTGACGATATATCTTAGTGATAACATAAACGTATGCCAGAATCCAGACCCCGACGATGGGGAGCAGGATAGGGCGAGTCACGACTACTCGCATAATCGCCATAGCCACCATAAGGGCAGCCAGCGCCGAAATGGCAACTGCTAAGTCTTTCAATCTCATCCGAACATCCTCTCTGCTTCATCTTCGTTTGGAAGGTTCTCTCCGTTGTGAGTCATTTTCATGTTTCTCTCCTGAGTCCTCGATTTGTACAGCATTATTGCCATCTTGGATACGTTGTCTGAACCGACCCTCATCTCGGTATCAAACTGAGTTCCTACTTCCTCGTTAAATTCATCTACGAGGTCAGCAGCATCCTCAAGGCACTGTTGCATCAGTTTCTTATGTATGTCCTTCATACCTGGACCTCCGAAAATAGATACCAGGTAATGAGTAATAAATCTATGGAAAAGAGCAGATTAGAACATAATCTGCTGGACCAACTGCTTGAGTTCCAGAGTAAGGTTGTCCCCTGAAACATTGCTCACTCGGTGGAAGCAATCCTTAACATCCTCTGCGCTTCTGCTCGTGTTAAGGTAGACCCCGATAATCGGGAAGTTGCACTTCATCAGCTCTTCCTTATACCAGTTGAAATTGTCCGGCTGGCCGTCCGTAATGACAATCATAAACGGCATGGAATCGTTCTGGGCGAGCCGGTGGCGGGAGAGGAACACTGCCTTTGACAGAGGAGTCCCTCCAGAAATATCTCCCGCGAATAGCGTTTCCTTCCGGAAGTCAGGGTCGACTCCGAACGGGAGTTCCAGCCGGGCCTCGCTCCCATAGAGTCCGATTGTCGACACGTTGACGTTGACTGCATGGAGAGCATATGCCAGCATCCCACCGGCGATTTCCAAGTCTCTGTCATCGCCAGACATCGAACCGGAGCGGTCGTAAACGATAACGCAATCGTATTCCTTCTCGTCCGGTTCGATTTCCTGACTGAAGACTCGGGTATTCCCTCGGGAAGCCGCCATCATACGGCGACGGTCGAACTTACCACGACGTCGGTGGGTTTGAGTCTTGCTCTTACGCTCATTGCGAAGCCGGGACCGGAGGATGTTCTCCAATTGCTTCGCCTGTCGCTTCGCTTCGTTGCGACGGTCCTGGTGGAAGTCATCGCTGGGTTCTGGGATTTCCAGTTCGACCGAGGAAGGGTCCCAATCGCTATTGGAACTATTGGTGCCATCTTCAATGGCTTCCAACATTCGGACTGCTTCCTCCATCTCCTGGCGGATGTCATCATTGGACTGAGCCATCTGTTGCCACTCGGACTCAAGCTCCTCCTCGTATTCCTGTTCGAGGTCGTCCTTCGTCTCTACGTCCTGTCCATGGCCTTGCTCGTCCTCGTCTTCCTCCTGCTCCTGCTCTCCTCCCCCACCCGAGCCCTCTTGCTCCTCCTCTTCATCCTCTGGCTCGCTCGGGTTACCAGCGCCGCTCATGCGCTCATCAATATCCTCCATCTGGTCATCATCGCCAAGCATATACGCATCCTGGCGCTCCCCTCCGGTATGACCTTCGGAATCATCAGGCATGTTCGGGTTCGGGTGAGCGTGCCCCTGCCCCTGCCCACTTTCCTCCTGGTGCTGCTTACGACGCTGCTCGGCTCCGTCGATTTGGGCTTCATCCAAGAGGTCGAGGTAATCCTCGTAGAAGTCGTAGATGATAGCGTTACGGTTCTTCGACGAGGGTTCAGTCAGAACAGACTTCGCCGTACTTTCGATTTTCGGAACGAAGTTCTCGAAGGTCTGTTGGTCCTGAGGCGTCGAGAGCCGGTGGTTCTCGTTCGGGTCTCGGATTTTACTGAGAGCGCCGCTATCGAAAACGGACTTGTCCATGATTCCCGCGACCACGGCCTCGTGCATCGTATAGACCATGTCTCCGTTAGACTGCTCTGTCCCGAAAACGATGTCTTCGGTGAAGTTCGCGTTCATCACCTCCAGTTCGTCGCCGATGCTCATTGCGAGGCGCCCCTGCTCCTCGATAGCACCATCCTCGAAGCCGTTCCAAATCTCTTTGAACAACGGCTGTTTGTCCATCTCACACTTGTTGAGATAGCGCTTGAAGGACCGGAAGTTCGTGTACAGAATGTGCAGGATTTCGTGGACCGTGAGGGTTTCCTGCATCATCATATCGAACACGTCTTGCTCGTAATCTGTAACCGGCTGGTCGAACTCCCGCGCGGGGATATTGATTACAGGGTCGCCACTGTCCATAGTGACGCAGGCAAGCTGGCCGAACTCCAACCGTGCTTCGATGATGCCCGAAATAATACGGGCGTACTTCTGCAGGAACTGCCGGCGGGTATCGGAGGACCGAATGTTCTTGCGGTGCTGGTTCTTGATTCGTTCTCGGACTCCATCAGCATCCATGTGCTCTGGATTGAGCTTGATGCCGTTGGAACGATTGTGTCTTCCGTATGTCATTTTAATCTCTCCTCCTACTAATCTATACGCTATTACGGGTAATAAAGATACTGACTCTTTTTCAGTACTGCGCTCAAAACAGGGACTAAACGGCTGTCTTAGTTCTTTCCGAGGGTGGTCTTGATAGCCTTGTTAATCGCGTCCTTGTCCGTAGGCTCTGCAATGCCACCGAAGATGAGCGTCGTCGAAGCGTCGAGCGGGAGACGCCGCATCATCTTCGCTACCTTGATGAGTTCACGAGTCGAGATAGGCGTGTTGATTTCCTTCGGGTACATCGCCCGGAGGTTTCCTGCGAGGTCAACAAGACGCCGAGCCTCGCGCTCCGTGATGTGGTTCCCTGCCTTCTCCAGGATGTGCTGAACCTCCGCTTTCGCATCCATGTAGTCGATTTCGATGGTGTAGAATCGAGTCTGGAATGCGTCGTTGAGGTTCTTCGCACCATCATACCCCGCGTGAGCCGGGTTCATAGTTCCGACGAATCGGAACTGTTCGTGAGGCTTGATGATTTCTCCCTTCTCCCGGAGGTCGAGACGACGATTGGAACGGTCCTCAGTCAGACCGTGCAGTGCCATCGTGATTTCACCGGGCGCGGCGTTGAGTTCGTCTGCGAGGAACGTGTATCCTCGCTCGGTCGCGTACTGGAGGAAACCGGGCTTCCACTCGAATCCTCCATCCTCGGCAGGACCGTAGTGACCGACGAGCTGGTCGAAGGTAATCCCCTCGTCGAAGTTGACCGGGATAAGGGGTCGGTTAGTCTGCATACAGATGAACTTGATGAGAACACCCTTGCCGACGCCTGTCTCCCCTTCCAGGAGAACCGAGAAGTCCTCATCAGCCATCGCATCCACGGTGATTTCGACGTCCGTGTAGTTACCGATGAGACGACGCTTCAGGTACTGGTAGTCGAGGTCAGGAACGAGGGGATGACCAACATCCTCCAGAACCTCCAGACCGGGGATAGGCTCGTCGGGGCCGTGCTCTTCGACCCACTCCTCCTCCTTGATGAAGTTCTTGCCATCGTAATAGACGCCCGTGCCTCCCCCAACCTCTGTCTCCAACTCCTGCCGGGAAATGTCGTCCTCGATGTGCCCCGCGACTTCCTCAGTCGCAGTCTGCTTCGTTGCGTTTTCGGTCGTGGTGTTCTGCGTCGCCGTATCGGATTCAGTTTCTTGCTTCATGGTTTTAACGAATTTGTCTCCGAAGACATTCTCTTCGGTGTTTGCGTACTTGTACACGTACTGCTTAGCAGTTTGGTTCTGAACGCCGCATTCATCAGCCAAACTCTCCACAGCCTCACGGAAGGGGAGTTGGCCCACATCGCTCTCGCTCAGTAACTGCTGGAGCTTGGTTTGGGCTTGTTTGCTCATTTTCTCACACCCTACTCTATCTATCGCTGCTATCTATAATAAAGATACTGACTTTCTGTCTATATTCGCGCGGGCGCGTTCAAACAAACGAGGCGACATATCCGCTAAGGAATCCAACCCCGTAATACGATACCGTCGATAGAACCCATAACATAACCGTGTAAGTCAGAACTCGATTCCAACTTATCTGATACTGTCCGGGGTCCTCTGCTCTAATCATGAAGACAATCGACTCAATGAAAATGAAAACCGTGAAAACGATTGCTACTATTAATGACGCGATAACAACATCAATCATTGTTCTATTGAATCATACGCGCCCGTAGATATTACTTTACCTGTTTCTCTACAGTATGATATGGAACCAACGTCGTGACAAGTATGGCATCGGCCCATTACCACTATTCTCCTATCACTACGAAGACAACCTTTCCAATTAAGAATCTCACTCCCACAGCCACATGAGAACTCGCCGTTAAACTCAGCCCTCAAGTCATCTGGAATCTTAACTGGGTCATCCTCCGCATACTGGAAATCATTACTTGTTTTGCTCATCTCTCCTCCTTCTGGATGCGTACCTTGATTCATATATGTCCTCTGGTAGAGCAGGACGAACGCGCATGATATTATACTCCTTATGCCACTCGATAGCAGATTCTACTGCGTCTTCGAAGAACCCCTCGTGAATTTCTTCGGTGGGAATAGTAATTCTGCTATCGACTTTTCCAATCGTTCTCTTTCGTACTCTCGTACCCGGACTGATAAACGATTGAAGGTCTTCCATTGACAAGCCTACAAACATCGTATCTGTATCCTTGTTGATGGCCGTATACACGGTCTTCTCATTTTGGTATTCGCTCCTCTGCCTAATCAGTAAAGGGACGACGACAGACCATCTACTATTATTACGATATATCTTTCGGACGCCGCATATCGTTTTGTCTGTCTCGTAGGTCCCTTTGATAAGCCTGTCAGTTTCGGCTGTCATCAAATCTACCTCCAATTCAAGATAAGACCCTCCTATGTAATAAAATTACGTACTTCTACTGCGTTGCGCTAAAGAATAGGCCGTATCCTATTCAGATATGCTTTGCTACCTTACGAGCAAGGTCATCCGAATCTTCCGTATCCTGCATCGCAAGGAGCTTGAAAATGGTAAACAGCTCGTCATCGTCGAACATCGTACCCGTGTCTAATCCTCCATCGTTAACAGACTCGAAGAAGGAGATGATGTCTCCATGGGACTCCTCGATAACCCCGATGCCGTTGATGGCTTCCTCCGTCCACTCCTGCTCATCAACAATCAGGTCGAGAACTCCGTGGGACTCTACGACTTCTCCTTCCGGGTTCCGAAGGACAGGGTACTCTTCAAACGCGTTGGCGAGGTGAAAAAGCACGCGGCGCGCTTCTTCTTCGTCGTCGTACTCTTCAACCTCAACGCCAGTCGGGTAATCGAACTCAACTTCCCACGCTCCCTCGTTCTCCTCTCCATCCCCTTCTCCGTAAAGAACGGTCTTCTGCTCAAGGACAAAGTACTTGAAAATCCGATGGTCGTCGAGAACGAAGCCGAAGTTGTTGATGGTACGACTAACAGACGTCCCAGAGGTGTTAGCTCGCTTGGCGATAACATCCTGAGGCTCCTGGGGGTGGTCCTTGACAATCTTAAGAATCTCTTTGCGGTTTTCAGTGAGAGACGCATACTCTCCATCGCAGTTAGCGATGTCACGGACAACGAGATTATTATTCTCTACGTGCGCGCGCGAGGGAAGAAGAACTCGAATATCAGTCGCATTCTCCTTGCGAGACTTGATGCTCTCGAACTGAGCAAGCATCTCTTCCGCGGTACGCTCGGTCTTAACTTTGCCGGAATTCGACTTTGTCGACATTTTGTTATTGGTCGCCATCTTGTTATTGGTCGCCATCTTTATCCGCTACAGCCTATTTCACCTCGCGGCGTGACTATTCTCCTCAAATACCAATTCTGGGTAACAGGTAATAAATATACTGATTATTTGGAATTATAACGGTCTACAGGGTGAATATCGGGGTTCTCGGCATCCTTCACCTCTGAAAGAAAGGGCGAGTGTGCCTCGATGAATCCCTCAGGAGTATAGTAGATGAAACCTTCTTCTTCCATATCGGTCAGGTCAACGTCATCAATCACTACGTATACGTCTGCATCTACAACTCTCTGAACGAGCCGGAGGCGCTCCCGACGACCGGGGTTCCGGTGAAGGACTGCCTCGTGGCCGGGGATGGAATCTAAGAGTTCCTCTGTCCCCTTGAGTCTCGCCTCGGACTTTAGCCTCTGGTTGCCAGTAGCCCACACCTGATGATGAGTTTCCTCCTGAAGATACTGGACCCACTCCAATGGAATCGGGCCGGGCCACTGGCCGATGTTTACCGTCGCGTCCCTATCCCAGCAAAAGCAAATCGTCTCGTCTGTTTCGATGTTCAAATCCATTTTCTCCATGAATCTATCTACGCGCCCCTACATAATAAATGTATGTACTATGAGGTCCCAGTGTACCTTTTTACCGTGTATATCACCGTTGATGAGGTTCCTAAACCAGCGGCTCCAGCAACAACAAATGAACCTGTGATGTAGAAGGTAATACTCGTTGCCATTGCCACGGGCATCCAAATAGGAGCCATAGCAACCATTACTACTCCAATGAGCATTCCTAAGAACCGGATTAGTTTAACAACCCTCATTTGGAAGAAACGCTCAAATACGCGTCGAAGTGCTCGTCTGATAAAATTAGCCACGTCTTTTACTCAGGGGTTGCCCCGATGTGTTCCACAATCTACCCGTTATCGGACGTGATTATAAACGCACTGCTTCGATAAGTAATTTCGACAGAAATCTACGCCGGCGTCGGAGCTTCCTCCTGCTCCACGATGTCCAGGTTCCCAACTACGTCGTACCCGAACTCTTCACACGCTCGCGTATACATTTTCTCTGCTTGGTCTTCATCTTCGGCAAAGACCAGCTCTTCGTGCCAACGGCCATTATCCTCATCATCCACTACTGTGGACTCGACCTCGAACACATTGCTGTTCTCAATCGTCTTGTTCAGGTGGACGTCGCTATCCTTGATAACAAGCGGCTGGTCTTCGTGCATCGAATATCGGACTAAGGTCTTTTCTCCCATTTTGAATCACTCGTTTTCTTTTGACACCGGCGTTGCCTCAACTGTGATAGAGAATTCGTATTCTCCATCCTTCACAGCTTCAGGCATCAGGTCACCGATGTATACTCCATCTTCGGCAGATAGTGTATTAAACTTTTCTCTTGACTGGCGCCACTCCGCATCAGAATCAAATTGATGACGCTGCGGTAAGGGCATAGGACAAATCAGGCCACATTCGTAGTCGCCTGTGAGAAAGCCCTGTATTTCTGTCTCTTTGATTCTCTTTTCGGACATGGTATTCTATTTCCTGTATTCAGGCTGGCGAATCCAAGAGATAATCGTAAGCTCTACCTGCTCTCCGGGCGTTACATGGGGAGCATACTTGCTCCTGAACTCCTTATCTTCCTTGTAGTTATCAAGAAATGCTTTCTTAGCCCGGCTAATGACCCCTTTCGTATCAATCTCTTTGTCCTTAGGGACAATCAGGGAGACCTCCTCTCTAAACACGTTACCGCCCGAACAGCAAACGTCCAGCTCTATATGAATATTATCTGCCGTTTCAAGCTCGACGCCGTCTTTTGATTCCAGAATTTCTCTCATTTCGTCCTCCGATTATCTATTATCCATATCCATTATAAAGCTACTCTCTTGGTAGCGAGATAGTATAGCGTGCCCCTAAAGTATTATATTGACATCATAATTTCAAGAAATGCTCTCTTACTGCCTGCTAATACTGTTTAGGAGGCTCCTAATGGCTATCTCTCAAAGGACTGATACTGCTCTTTCCAACTATACGGAGAAAGGGTTTCATAACCGTCATTATCCAAAGACTGTTCAATCGTAATATCGCTTCGTATCCAAGCCTTCGGATTTGATTTATCGTAAACGTAGAAAGAAACCGTGTCTTGATGCGTGCCACAATCGAAGTCTTCATGTGGCGGTTCTTCAGGTTGCGGAACCGAATCCCCATCACTCATTAATTAAACATAAGCAATATCGCCTATTAAAGACTTAAGAAAGAGTCGGGAAACCAGGATTTGAACCTGGAACATCGTGGTCTACAGCCACGTACCCCTTCCACGAGGGTCCTGTCCCGAGACACGGGCGCGACTCCGTTCTACCCCACCGGCGTTAACCGGCCAATATCGTAGGGGCGTCATCAGCCTGCTCCACGTAGATAGGCCCAACGCATTTCGCGCTTGGTGGACTCTTATCCTATGGAGCCTTCGAGCTTGGAACGCTCTATGGCCACGGGCAATGGACACAGAAGGATTTGAACCTTCGGCCTTCGCCATGTAAGGGCGACGTCTTACCAGACTCGACCATGCGTCCTTACTATCAATATATAGTAGTCTATATTAAATGTAGCGATTATCTCTCGTCCATGTCCGTGATTTCTTCGAACTCTGACTGCATCCCGGTGTAATGCATCCTCCAGTCTCTCGTAGGGATAAGACTAACCTCCTCTCCTTTATACTCTCCGAAGGTAGCTGTAATCCCTATCATTTTCTTGAATTGCGCTCTGGGCCACTTATCGTTTATCTCCTCCCGAGAGATAGAGCGCTCTTGCTTATACAACCAGGATAAAAAAGGGTCATCCGTCATATTCCTATATCACACGCATAGATAATAGAGTTACTGGAGAAAGGTGTCTATTTCGTAATCTTCAGCCCATGTTATTCTTGACGACGTTTGTTCTGGTTCCTCTACCCTAAGCGACTTTTCAGAACGACCCGTTTCTTCTACTGGAAGCATGTAAACTTCTTCAGTATAATCGCAATAAACAGCAAAATACTCTATATCTCCATGGTAATCGTGTCTCTCTCCATCGTGCAAATTAACATTGGAACAATCAAATATGACACATCCATTTTTGTATCTCCCAGTCTTACATTGTACCCGTTCAAAAGTTCCATCTGACTCCACAACCATATCATATCTCTCATTGTCTCCAAATGGAATAGAAACGGGGATTTCTCTTCTGAGAAATTCATGGAGTATCCTGGACTCTGTTGCGTCACCCTTTCTCTGCGGATGCATTAAAGGGCCGGGTGGGATTTGCACCCACTATCGTGAGGTTAAGGGCCTCGTGCATGTCTTCATATGCTCCCGGCCCGCGAGGGACCTTGCGCCTCCGAAATTGGTTAATCCTGCCTATTGTGAGGCTCCGGTCCCAAAGGGCCGAGTGGGAATCGAACCCACCACAACCGGGTTAAAAGCCCGGCGCATCACCTTGATTTGCTCCCGGCCCACTACGCCCACCCAAGGAGTCGAACCTCGCGCATTCTGGTCAACAGCCAGATTCCCGCACCAAGCGGGACCGGTAGGCAAAAGGGATTGGTTCAGTATCTACTTGCGATTAGCAAGAGCCCGTTTAGGTCGCTTACGGAGCTGAACCATTATACTCTATCGTTAGCGTGGCATCTAATGAATATACCGAAAATGTACGCCGTCGACAGGATTTGAACCTGTGACCCGCTTGATGCGGGTAACCCGGTCTCAAACCGGGGCTGTTACCAGACTACAGTTACGACGGCACTTCTATAAACGAGGACGAAGGTGATGTCCTCGTCTTCACAACCATTCTTAGTGTTTCAATCATTATTAGAAGGAAGCTGGAATCGAACCAGCGACCGCCGGGCGTTCCCGACCGCTCTGCCGTTTTATAGAGCCTTGGAACGCTTTTAGGTATAAACTTAGGGACCTTATTACGTCCAGTATCTCTACAGTGTACTGAGGCGTATTCCTTCGAGAGGTCATAGCATCTACGCCTCTTTTCATATAAGTGCCGTAGAGCATTTCAGTCTGTTGCGACCTCCTGGATTACCCAACGGCAGAGTTTATAATAAATATACCGACTATGACTGAGCCTTGACTGCTTCTTCCATGTTATCGAACAAGACTTCCACACCTACCTCGAAAATACGCATTCCATTTTTCTTGATTTCAAATCCAAATGGTTCTCCGTCGATTTCAGTCTTAATTCGATACAGAGTAACGCTGTCATCAACAAGCTCTTTCTCTACCTCGTTGATTTGCACGTCAATGTCTCTGTCATCTGCGGCATCTTGGATAACCTCTTCGTGGGTTCGATTTGTTCGGAGGACTCCGAAGATTTTCTCTCCGTGATTGTGACAATCGTTATTGCAACACTTGTAAACCCGGTGTCCCCAGTATGCTTCCTCTCCACAAAACGGGCAATAATATCCCATTAGAATATTTACGCCGGGGGAAGGATTTGAACCTTCTGCCCCATCTTTCAGGAGCGCTTGCTTAGCAAGCAAGCCGGGTTTGCCTAACCCAACCACGGCACGGCAACCGACGACAGAGCGCCTCTTACGCTATATTTGTTGTACCGTAGGTTATTTTACGTCGGTTGCGAGTGGGGAATCGAGGATTTGAACCTCGGTCGCGGGCACCCAAGGCCCGTATGATACCAAGCTACACCAATTCCCCGTATGGACCAGCCGAGACTTGAACTCGGTGCCTCCTGCTTGCAAAGCAGGCGTTCTACCAGGTGAACTACCGGCCCGCGCATAGCGGTGATTTAGGGGCGCTACCCCTGTACCGTGAGGCGTCGGCACAGGCTTGACGGAGTTGCACCGCCTGACCCATTTAGTATGAGCCATGTGCCTGTATTAACCATTGCGCCTGAAACGCCCAGTGCGGGATTCAAACCCACGTCGCGGCCGTGACAGGGCCACATGATAGTTCTCTACACCAACTGGGCATATACGATGAGATGGCAGAGTATATAATAAATCTACCGACTTTGACCGTCGAGAACACAAATCACATCGTACAATATCCCAGCCTCCTTCGCTTGATGGGTCCATCGAGCATGAGTATTTAGAAGTTCTCTTTGTACGTCTTCTTCGCAAATCGGACAAAAGGACGCCTCAGTCCCCATCGTTGAACGCTTTGATATTCTGAAGAGACTCAATAGTCATCCCTCCCATGTCGCTAACGAGCGGGCGCTGGACCTCAAAGCTGCACCCCTGCGGGCATCTGAAGACTCTCCAATCTCCATCGACCCTATCTTCTTCCATTTCCGTATGGCATCCTGGACAATCTGGGTCATCCTTCATACTCGCATATAACCTCTGACTCTTTATCAAATCTTTCTGGGTGCATACGAGCTACATGGCTAACTCTTAACCTTGTCATCCAGAAAGGATATTGTCTAAAGCATTCAGGGCAAATCCACGGGAAGGAACTCATTTGCGATAGTTCCCGTTTCGTCCAACGGTTTCCATGAAGGTGTCGAAGTAATTTCTATCCAGCCACACCTCGAAATCCTTGTTGCAGGACTTGCACATGACGAGGGTTCTGTCCCCTATTTTGTGAGTAAAATAAGGACCGTGGTAAGTATTCGTAGTGCCACACTTATGACGGCAGCCTTCATTGTCGATATTTGTGAAGGTCTGCTCCATTGGCTATTCCTCGTCGTAATATCGAGTCGGAGCCTTGATGTTGATGAGAGGTTCCAGGCGCTCCTCGATTTCTGCCGAAGGAGCCATTGCCTTCTCAATGGCTTCCCAGTTCTTATAGGAGTGAGGAGCCTCGTCACGAGGAACGATAGAAGCAAACACGTCTGCTTCATATATCTCCTCATTAGCTTCTTCTTGAGTGATTTCGTTTCCTGCCCAACCACGGCTATCGACTCGGCCAGCACCGTGATTGATGGAGTTATTCCAATCTCCGTTGCCCTTGCCTCTAACAATGAGAGTGCCGTCTCTCATGTTATACGGGACGATTGCTCGCTCTCCATCGTGCGCCCTCGTAGCACCCTTGCGGATAGTCTGGTCCTCGAAGTCGATGTAATTATGGACAGATTCGATTTCTTCGACGAATCCAAGGTCATCTCCTCTGAACTCCGGTGGGAGTTCCTCTTCGTCCTTGAAGTAGCCGTCGAAGAATTCCGTGAACCACGCATCCAGGACAGACTCGGCCATGTGTCGGCGACTGAGGGACGCATAGGTCTGCGCGTAAATCATATCGGCTATGTATCCACGAGCATATTCCCCTGTGAGGTAATCGTAATCCGTGCCCTTCTTTCCATTCTCTGGGACGCATTCCTTTAACTCATCTTTATAGCGCTCGCGCTCCTCGCGGGGGATTGGCTCATAGTTAACAAAGTCCCCATGCGCTCCGAGGACCCAGTCTAAGACCTCGCTATCGGACTCTTCGTCCGGGTTGAAGTTGATGTATTCACTCGGGAACTGAGCAAGATGCTCTCGGATTTCATCTGCCTTCTGAACCACTGCAGCCTTCTCCTGCCAGTAACTACAGATAGTAGCCCCGAGGTTTCGAGAGCCAGAGTGTACGATTACCCAGAAGGGTTCTGGAAGATGGTAACCTTCTCTCTCGCCGGGGTTCTGCATCTCCCCGATTTCGATGAAGTGGTTGCCACCTCCGAGAGTACCAACAGAGTCGATGACATACTTCGATTTCTTCGTAGACCCGTAGATACGCTCCATGAGGTCGTCGAAATACTCAGGACCGTAATCGACTTCTACATCCTCGAAATCGGAATTCTCGTTGAATTCTTCAACCTTGCGTTGGCATACCTCCCACGGGAAATCCTCGTGCATGTGGAAGCTCTTATTCTCATGGACATTGCGTCCTACGGGGACTCGCTCTCGGATAGCAGAGTCGAGAATAGCACGGTGGTCCCAATCGTAGAGGTCCGCTGAACCCGGGAGACGGGCAGCGAACATGCCACATCCAATATCTACTCCGATAGTGTTAGGAACAACCTTGTCTCCAACGGGCATCGTAAATCCGACTACGCTACCCTTTCCAGGATGGCCATCTGGCATAATACGGATTTGTCCATCCTCGAAGGCTTCCTGCGCTCCCATTTCTTCTACTTGCTCGACCGTGAGGTCCTCGATGTCACCAATTTTAATCTTGATGTTCTCGGCGTTGTCAGAGTCGAGTACTATTTCGTCTGTCATTTTACCTCCATGGGCCCGGTGGGACTTGAACCCACACGCACTCCGTTATGAGCAGAGCGCTCTACCAATTGAGCTACGGGCCCGCCTCAGTTACCTATTGACTTTCTTACTTAATAACTATACCTGATTTCGGAGCCAAACGCAGACTTCGTATGTGCGAGTATGTGCGAGTATGTTTGAATCCATGGTTATATGACCAAGAGAGTAGTCCTCTCAAACCACTCGCATCCTCCCACTCTTCGCACTCAGGACATTTGGCTTCGAGTTTCATTTACAATCAGGGCAATAGTCATTAAAATTGATTGCCACTGCGTCTTCGGGGTCTGGAAATGCGTGGCGAACCCAGTCTGTATTCTTTATCGGGAGGACCTCTGTAATCTCCTGTCCTGTTATTTGACTGTAATCGAATACTCCTTCTACGTCACAATAAGGTCCATCATCAAACGTGGCGTCCAACGTCTTTGCCCCACATCCATCACAGACCACGTGTTTTGCCAGCATAATGCCCCCGGTGCGATTTGAACACACAATCTACTGGTTAGAAGCCAGTCGCCTTATCCAGGTTTGGCCACGAGGGCGCATTCTATAAGACGAAATATTATGTAATAAACTTACCTACTATCGCCCGGTATAGCGAGCAGTCAGTTTGGAATTATATATGTCATCGGAATCAATATTCTCATAACGAACAACCTGTGCAATAGCCCACTCGTCGTCTCCCAAATCCAGATAAATCTGCTCAGGATGACTCGACATTCCCCATCTTTGTTCAGTTTTAACCCATAGTATCATGTCTCTTGATACACTATGACCTACGAGTTTATTAGTAGTTTTCCAAGAAACCGAGGGACCGTCAACGTTCGTAAAATACTTCACGCCGATAGACTCGACGTCTGGAATAGAGAGACGTTCCATATGCGTGTGATTGGACTTGAACCAACGACCGCGCCGTTATCAGCGGCGGACTCTACCAACTGAGCTACACACGCTCACGCCCATAGCAGGACTTGAACCTGCAATCTCTGGCTTCGAAGGCCATTGCCTTATCCAATTAGGCTATATGGGCAAACGCCGTGAGCAGGAATCGAACCTGCAACTCGTTTTACGGAGGCATCCTTTCCAGGGATGTGGGCTCTCCAATGCCCAGTCACGGCATATAGGCCGGACAGGATTTGAACCTGTGAAGGACTAACCACTGGGACCTCGACCCAGCACTTTCGGCCACTCAGTCAACCCTGCTTGAAGTACTTTTCTACATCGAGATTTTCATAATCTCTCTGCTCCATCTGCCGGGCGATGGACTCGATTGCTTCTTCAAATTTATCCGGCATATGCGCCCGAGAGGATTTGAACCTCTGAAGACACTAAGCACTGCGTTCTAAGCGCAGCTCCTTTGACCAGCTTGGATACGGACGCGCATAGCGAAGGGAGGATTTGAACCTCCGGCCTCTACGGGATATGAGCCCGGTGTCCTTGACCAGACTAGACCACCTCGCTGCACCGATTCTTGGATAGTATACTTATTAAATATACCGATTAGTCTGCATCCATTTTCCAAGTTTCGTCTGTGAGAGAATAAAAAGGTCGTCTATATTATCCAGCTGAACACATGCTTCCCGTCCAACTTCCTCGTGCAATATTGAATGAAGAACCTCGTGATTTAACAGTCTAATAAATTCCTGTAAGTATGAATCATTGGATAAATCATTTACAGAAGCGACGAGGATTTCTTCTGAATCCATGTTATAATACGCCTGCGTTCCTCCATAAACAGATTCCAGATGAGTTTTCGCTCTTTCGTCTCGAAAACGAAGAGTTCCTACATCTACCATGTATAAAAAAAATAGACGGGGGTTGTAATGAAGGTTATTCTCTCAACTCTTCAACGATACCGATGACTTCACCACAAACGTGGTCCTTCGGACGCTCTGCGTCTACAGTAACGAACCTATCATACTTATTCTCTAACTCTTTATACTTGGACCGGACAGCGGTGAGGAATTCTCTCTTTTCGTACTTGTCTCCTCCCTCACATCTTTCCAGACTGGTGTCGACCGAAATGTCCAAGAAGAGAGTGAGGTCAGGTTCCATATTCCATGGCTCCATCAGGGACTCGATGTAAGGTTCACTCTCATATCCATACTCCTCCATCATATGTTCTCCGAGAGCAGTGTTCAGATATGCCCGCGTAGAGTCTGCGAACCTATCCGAGACAACCATAGTCCCATCGTTAAGAGCGGGTTTAATCAGGTTGTCTATATGGTGAACTCTGTCTGCCATAAACAGATAAAAGTCCGTCAGGGGAGGCGTTTCATCTCCTCCAATGGCTCTATAAACTTGCTCTCCCGTCCAAAGATTGCTCGGTTCTTTTGTAGTTTTGACGTCGTCGAAATGACTTTCCAATGCTCCGACCGCCGTTGATTTCCCAGCACCGTCGATTCCTTCGACAGTGATGAAAGGTGCTCTCCCTTCCATTACAACTATTTACCTATGAAGAAGAGATAAAACTACTTATCGTGGGAGCAGTCCATTGGAGCTTCCCGGAAATCATGTACTGCCTCGCAATCAGCACAAAATTTGGTAAAGGTATCCCCGTCTCCCCAACCATATTTCTTCTCGAATTTCTTACTCATCATAGTAAACTCATAGTCGCATCCATCAACGTCGCTTATTCCACGGCAGAATAATGAATCGCATAGACAAGCCATGTCATATATCTAACATAGAACGAGATAATCCTCCCGGCCGGAATCGAACCGGCGAACTGTGGTTCCAAAGACCACCGTCCCTCGCCAACGGGGACTCCGGGAGTTCATAGTCCCGGCTGGACTCGAACCAGCGTCTCGACGGTCAGAGCGTCGAAGGATTGGCCACTACCCTACGGGACTGAAATGGGTCGCGAATGTTGTAAACGAATGCGAGCCTCTACAGGCTCTGGAAAAGAACTTCACCGCGTTGCATCCGCTTCATCTTGTTATACAATCTATCTCGGTTGCTATTAAAGCTACCGGAATCTCTTGGATTTGCCGTCCTTGCGAGCCCGTTTCTCTGCCCAAATAGCCGTATCCTTTGCTAAGAGTTTCAAATGTTCCAATCGTGACATTATAGTAAAATTGTCTAAGTCCTTAATAAACCTTGTGAGAACGAGAGTATCAGCCAATGGGGATTGAAGGATTTGAACCTCCGTCGCTGGGTCTGGAATCCAGCAGGATAGCCGGGCTACCCCAAATCCCCGATTCCAACGGAGTGAATCGAACACTCGTCTACACCAAGTCAGGGTGTCAGGATACCACTACCCTACGCTGGAAATGCATCGGGGGAGATTTGAACTCCCGGTGCAGCCTTGGAAGGGCCGCGTGTTAGGCCACTACACTACCGACGCTTAGGTCCGGGAACGGGAATCGAAACCGTATCTTATCCGTCACAGGGATAAATCTTAGCCACTTAGACCATCCCGGACACGCAAATGATTATTGACTCTACGACTTTATATAATTACCTACTCGTTCAGGACCTCTTTCGCTTCTTCCTGCGCCTGCTCCTTGTTCATCTCCTCGACCTTGTCAGCATACTCTTCCAGGTTCTCCGCGACCTCGCGAGCCTGGTCAGGCGTGAGATTAGCAACGCCAGAGGCGAACTCGGGGACAGTCGTCCCTTCGTCATCAGAGGTCGTGAAACTACGCTGGCTGGAGTGACGAACATCTACCTGGACGACTTCCAGGTTCTCCAGCGGGTGGTCATCATGGGTGCTCCAGAACTCGTCGTGCTCGACGACGACCTCTGCCTCGTAATCCTCGACTCCGGGGAAATTCAAGGACGAGTCCTTGAAATGGGTGTCTCCGTGAGACGTGGAAATCTCGGTGTGGGCGTTCTCAATCTCTACGACTTCCTGCTCTACTTCTTCCTCTTCTTCGGTCATATTTACCTCCATGGGCGAGGGACGGACTTGAACCGTCTACGCGAGGTCTTCAGCCCCGTGCTTTCCCAGTTAAGCTACCTCCCCGAACCGCAAGGCATCGCCCGGATTTGAACCGGGGTAAGATGGGTTGCAGCCACCCACGTAACCACTCTGTCACGATGCCACGATGCTCCCGGTGGGATTTGAACCCACGTCTCTGCCCTGAGAAGGCAGAAGGATTGGCCGGGCTACCCTACGGGAGCGAGAGCCCGTATTCCTAACGCCGTGGGCTAATCGGCGGACGGTTTCTTACTTTCGGAGCCGTCAACCTCAGTCACGCGTTTTCCTCGGCGGCAATTTCGTCTACGGTCTACTCTTGCGCATTCAGCCTCGGTCAGGGCGTTACCCCCTCCTCCCATTATCGGCGGGTTTCCTACCATTGTTGTGAGGCCACGGACAGCCTCGGAGTACTCCGGACGGGAATCGAACCCGCGACCTCAAGATTGAAAGTCTTGCGTCCCTCGCCAGCGGGGACTCCCGGAGCGCTTTTGTTCTCACCCATTCAACAATCGGGTATATAATAAATATACCGACTACTCCATCACTCGAAGGTACTCCGGAACGTCTTCTTTCGTCTGGATGTGAGCCTCCCGAAGGAACTTCTTCATGCGGGGGAAGTCATCATAGGCATTAAGACGCTCCGTACGATTCCGAAGAAGCCTGCTCGCAAACTCAAAGACAATGCGAGACTCATACTCAGGAAGGACTCGGCTACGAGGGAGGTTGGCCTGATTTGTATCGAAGGCGTTTGCTACATCATCGCCATACGCGTCTGCGTGATTATAATACTCTGCCAATCGACTCGTGTAACTGTTGGCATACATGATAGTATCCCAGAAGTCCTCAGTAGGACTGGGATTCTCAAACGTGGAAGATTCGTCGTCCCCATCAAAGAGGATGGAAGCTCCTTCGTCAGACAGGATGATGAAGGGGTCAGAGTCGTCGTACAGGATGACCGCGTCTCCTCCAGCGTGGGGAACAGCGAACCTATACTCTCCGTGACCGAGGTCATCGAACTTCTCGTAAAATTCCTCGACAACATCGAACTTATCCTCGCCTCGGACAGAGAGGATGTCGTACTCATCAATAGCAAGGTAATCTCCGTTCCGAAGCACTCTCACTTCTGGACTTTCAATTTCTACCATACTCTATCCATCTCGGGAGTATGTAATAAATATACCGAACTACACCTGAACGACGTAGAGTGACAGACCTTCAGCGAGAGCTTTGTCTATCATATCCCTCGTACCGGAACTTTCTCCATCCCATATTGCGATAAGGGCATCACCTTTCTTTGCCATCTTTTGATTTCGTATAGGACCGGCTCCATTACCAAGGTCCCAGTCTGCTTCTACTATTTCTATCTCTACGTCGTTGAGATTAGCGTACCTGACAGCCATGGAATCTACTCCATTCGCGCCCCCGCATATGAGACTATCATACTCGAAAGGGGACTGCTCTATGATTTCACCGAGTCGTTGGAAATCGTTGTAAGTACGGGTCCCAGCAACTATTACCTTCATTCTTCTTCACCAAAGGATTCTAACAAAGTGACGGCCATCAGTCCAAGTCCTGATATGATAAATAGAACTCCCATACTGTCCACTAAAAGGTTCTTAGTCCATATACTTATATATGGAGACGTCTCCCCACGTCCACGTCCCAAACAAGAATAGAGTTCCAGAAATGAGTGAACCTACAGAGGAACCACTAAAAGATATAGCTTTAAGAAACTCTTTCTTACTCATGTCATATCTATTAGTCCCATATATAATAAATATACCTAAGCCAGTACAGGGATTTGAACCCCGGTAATCTCCATTACAAGTGGAGCACATGAACCACCCATGCTCTACTGGCGCATTCTATGATACTTATTGATACTTATTGATATAATATAAAGACACTCATTGAAAGTCCCAGTTTAACTATAATATAGACCTGTCCCTTTATACTATATTATATAATAGACTAATTCCATATCCTCCTACTCCCCCTCCTACCAGAATACGATTCTTCTACTAATTCACGCTTATCCATAATATAACTACTCAATTTATGGTGGTGCGGGAATAACCTTCTTATCATGGAAGAAGCTGAACCGCATCTAACTTTCAGCAAGTTAACTGTGAAGGAGGTTGGGGAACTCGTAGACGAACATAGGAATTCCCCTACGCACAACAAGAAAGGGATATATGTACTGGAGTGTGACAAACGTAGCCTCGGTAAGACCAAATCTTATGGTTCAAGCCTCGGCAAAAGTAAAAGTATTCCTAACTGGGTCTGGCCTGCTCACTCTGCGAGTTCCAGGTATTATGTGGGGAGTAGTAAGAGAGTAGGTTACAGGGTTTTACAACACATTTACGGAGACGGAGCATGGTTCACTCAACTTTTCCCTCCGAAACGCATTGTTGAAATTGAGTGGATAGAGAGGACTCAGGATAACCTTCAACAGCTTGAAGCCGAAAAGGCGATTGACCTCCAAGATGATGAAACCTTTGTCTATCAGAACTGAGGAGGCAGAGTAAGTAAGTTTATTACGGGTAACATCGAATATCGGATTGTCTATGACGACAGGAGAATTTACGGAGAGTGAGAGTGTGGATGGACTGGAGCCCCTTGAACGATGGGAGCGCCCAGACGCTATGTCTGGTGTAGTCCAGCATTACAGCAACGAGGTCCTTGGCCTCTGTCCATTCTACGAGGGCGTTCGTGACCACTACGACGTCTACATCAAGTACCAGCCGGGCGAATATTGCGTTGAACTGAAGAGCCTCAAGTTCTACTTCCAGCAGTTCGAGGACATGCGAATTAGCCACGAGGAGATTTGTGGCACGTTCTACGAAGACCTCAAGGAACTTCTGAACCCGGAATGGATTGAAGTTCAGACCATCGTCGGTCGGCGAGGTTCAGTTGATACGAGCGTCGTTCACTCCAACCGTCCTCAGGACGAGGCAAGTATCGAAACCGACGTTCTCTCGCAGACGGTAAGCCGAGAGTAAAATGGCGCGGGAGCTACCTGCTGATAAGTACAAACCACTCGAAAACGCAGACCAAAGCGAACTCTACGATTTCGAGAAGGGCGGTGACTTCGAGGAGCGGAGTCAGCAGTATGCTCTCGACGCCATGGAACGTACATGTGACGCGGAGGAATCGTTGGAAGAAATCCAAGGACTTTCTCCAGATTTAGAAGAAGAACGGCAAGAGGCATTGTCCCATATCCGTTCTCTTAAACAGCAGATGACAGGCGGAGACGACAAAGACGACTGGGCTATATGAGTACACGTTTAGATAATTGGAAACACAAGACCGTTCGCTTTGTTGCGAACATTTTAGGTGTTAATCCCGTTGATTCGTGGAGAGCTACGGGTTATGGAAAAGACATTGACCTTTTGGAAAAGGCTTTAGACCACAACATCGAAGTAGATGTTATTTCCAAGGTCTCGGAAGACTGGGATGGAACAAACCAGCAGCTCGTTTTGGCCTTCGCTCACTTTAACGACGTCGACCCCGCCAGAGTATTCCCCGAATTAGACGAGGGACAGCTTGAAACTCTACGAGATTATATCGAACTCGAAATGAACGCTGAAGAATTCGCTGCTAACCGTGGAGTAGATGGAGTTCGTCCCGCCGTCCGTTTGAATACGTACGAGGATGTTTTAGAGTTGCTCGACGAGGTTAAGGAGGAGTGGGATGAGTGAATCGGGATATGAGCGTCTCGACTGGCACAGGCACGGGTGTAACTGCTACATCTGCGAAAAGGTAGATGAGCAGGGAAACGAGGGTGAAGAGTTAATACACTAGGGCTCTAAAGAAGATAATAAGGTGGATAAGGATGACTGAAGAACCAGAAGAATCAGAAGAGGAGGAAAAAGAGCGGGAGTATTCGGACCTGACAGAAGACGTATACGTAGTCTTTAACGAGTTTACGGAGCAACTCGGTTTCATTTCCAAGGTTCAAGTAGAGCAAGCAGAAGAAGCGGACCAGCTATACTGGAAGGAATCGGAGGACGGGGAGATTGTAGCAGCGGCTATTATCCGACATTGCGTCAATAAACCGCAGACGACGCTACAAGATATTGCTGTTCTGGAGGAGCATAGAGGGAAAGGTCTTGCTCAAAGCATTATCGACGAAGCCGCGGAGGATAGCCGTCATCCGAAAATGCTTGCGAAGTGTCCAGTCGACTTGCCATCTAATGACTGGTATGATTCCCAGGGATGGGAACATGCTGGTGTTCAGGATGGTAAAAATAGAGACCTGAACATCTGGGAACTGGAACTTATAGAAACAGAAGACGCTTTGGAATGGTAAATCTATACAGAATCCCTTGCTTTGTAGGGATTCACGTGCGTTGTGTGAAAGGAGATGAGTTTCCTAAGATAGAGTGTATAGATTGCGGTAAAGAAATGGATATGGACTTCTTTGGTCCTCACATATAATGGACGAATTAGACGAAGAAACCCTCGATGAATTAGCAGAGACACTCATTGAATCTGATGAGTGGTTAACTGAGGCAACCAAGATATTCGGTCCTGATATTTCTTGGGAGGAGATTAAAAGGTTAGAGGATGCAGAGTTAAGAACTTGGCAAGGGGACCTCCACTATCTCGGAACAGCCCTTACTCAACTTAAACTCGTAGGCTCTTCTCACAACCATGTCGCAGACTTACTCCTTCCGGATGCTTTAGAAGAAGGAGAAGACCAATGGAGTATTACAGAGCAAGACAGAGAGAAACTGGAACAAGCGCTTTCTCTTATTGATGAGGTCTACGAAAATATAGAAGACGATGTTGCAAGCAGAGTAGAAGACTAATTATGTAATTTTAATATACCCCACTCGGTATATAGTATCGGTGAAATTGGATGGCGGTTACCTCAAAACTGAAAACCCCTTACCTGGACAAGTTCAGAGCGATTAATGGAGGCTCCTACAGCCGAGACGACTCCATCAGTACATACGCTCGGAGAGACAAACTCGTTCAGAGATATGCGTGGGCAGTTCCGAACAAAAAGGCGATTGAAACAATCGTTGATCACAGCCCGATTATAGAAATCGCGGCTGGTTCTGGTTACTGGGCATCACTCGCAGAACAACTCGGAGCAGATGTTGATGCCTATGATAAAGAACCGTGGGAAGATACATGGACCGACGTCCTCGAAGGGACAGATGCCGTGGTCGATGCTTACCCAGAGAGAAGTCTGTTTCTCTGTTGGCCTCCCTACGGAGCCCCTGTAGCAGACGATGCTCTCCAAAACTATGACGGGATGACTGTCATTTATGTTGGAGAAGGGAAGGGAGGTTGTACCGGGGATAAAGATTTCCACAAGCGATTAGAGCAAAACTGGAGGTTAGAAGAACAGGTTAGTATTCCTCAATGGTGGGGAATACACGATACGCTCCGAGTGTACAAACGAATGTAAGCATGGGATTAATTTACAACTTTTTCCAGTTCATACTGGATTGGCTGGCAGCACCGATTAATGACTTAGACTTGGTCCTGATTGCGGGACAGTACGTTACTTTCCTTGTGATGGGATTGACCTTTATGGTCTTCTCAATCGCAATGGCATTAGCGAGAGACGGTTATGCCAAACTTCCAAAAATTCAAGAAGAGCATTCGTTCTTCGATGTAATAATGGCTGGCCCGATAGAGGAAGGAGTATTCAGAGGCGTTCCTATGGGAATCGCCATTTACTTTGGAGCACCAGTAGTTCCTACCTTGTTTGTGGGGACTATGATTTGGAGTGCTTTGCACTACAAGCATCAGGACGTTAATACTATTTTCCTGGGAATTCTTTTCATTAAGCTCTTCGCAGGAGGATATTGGTGGGTTGCCATTTTGATTCACAGTCTCCATAATGCTGTGTTCTATCTCTATGGTACCACCAAAGACACAGACCTTGCAGATTTCTGGTGGTGTGAGGAGAGAGAAATTGAAGGTAAGCCGTACTACCATATTTCAGGCTCTCTCAAGGAATTAGAAGAGATAAGTTCTTCCGAAGTAGTCGAGCCGAAAGACAGCAACGAGAGCACATCTGACTAATAATGCAGCGCCTCGGGGGAAAGATAGTAGTTCCCAGTTTCGCATTGACCCACGGGGCGTTCCTGGTCGTCTGCTGCGTGTCTGCTCCCTTCATATATGTAGGGCTCCCCGAAGGAATCATACTTGGATTTTACGCTGGGGTTCAGTTCCGGTGGTCCCTTTCAAGCTATGTCATCGACGCAAGTATAGCAACCAAGTACTACTTGACGTCCTCCCGCGCCTGAAGACGCGGGAATCCCACGGCACCGCGCCGCTGAGTTGGGATATTACGGTTCGCGGTTAACAACCTGTTCTCGTGGGG